TTTTGAGTATTAATAACTTATTTAATAATCGTCTCGTTTTAACGGGACACTAGTGTATTCATATTAATCTAATTCACTTTCTGTTATTAACAACTCATCAAACATAATACTATCCTTGCATGAGCAGCTCCATGATGATTCGTCCTTATCTTCAGACACTTCATAGTTATCGGGATATTCCTCCTTATAAAAACCTAGGATATTATCCTCCTCTTCTTCCATCCGCTCCTTGGCTGCGGTCTTGGTAGAGTAAACTCCGATAACATTAACGCCCGAATAATCTTGGTTGTCTGCTCCGTGCTTAATTAACACAAATACTTTCTGTTTCTTCATCTTACTCGCCCTCCTTCTCTTCTACATCAAACGAAACACTTTCCAACTCGCCTATGCCTTCCAAAGCACCACTATCGTACATTTCTCTTACGCGCCTTTCAGCGTATTCCTGTGAATCGGCAGAAAATTCCACCTTGTAGGTGATTTTCTCTACGATTTCAACTTCATACCTTTTCATAATCAAATCCTTTCTTTTAAAAATTAATACTTGGTGGACGGATGGTACGTTGCAACCATCTGTAGCGGCTTGAATACCGCATTCGCCCTATATATAACAACAACAACTATTTTCTCTTCTCGTTTATCTTCTCAAGACAAGTGCTCTTGTCTACTTGCATTCCGTTCGGTAGAAAGAACCTCTCAGTAAATGAGGTCTGCTTGATGATGAACGTTGTACGTGCCCTGTATCTCCGTCCGAACTTGTCAACGTAGATGGCTCCCTTGAAAAATTTTATGATTATCGTCATATTGCTTACATCTCCTCTACAATATCTTCAAAATTCTTCTTCTTAATCTCCATGGAAATCAGACTTGCTATGTCTAAGACTTTCGTTTCCTCGTACTCTCTGGACGTATCGTCATGGATATATATACAGAAACTATCTATCTCGTATCTGTCGCTATTGAACAGAGTATAGCTTGATGTAGGAAAGCGGAAAATGATTCTGCTCCAATCCTTTTTATCCAACAGATTTTTAACAACAGAATTAATCATACTCAAAATGGTTTGTGAGGGAGATTTCTCTCCCTCGGGTTAAACTTACTCCTTCAACAGACTTTCTACAAGTTCTTCCTTTGTAGAGAAGACGTCTGTACCATAGGTGTATCCATTATCATGTTTTAATAGAAGTTTGCAACACTCCTTGTCTTTGTCTTCTCTCTTCTCAAGAACGATGCGAGAAATCGTCTTCTCAGCTATCTTGTTATCACGCAATAGGAAAACCTGTTGGCCAACATAGAAGTTGGTTGTAAGATGCGTCTTGGCTCGTTCCTGTACTTCCCAATCAGACGATAATTCCATACATGCGTACACTTCCTTGCCTTCTGAGAGGTCTTTGGTGATGTGCTCGAAGATTTCCTGTTCTGTAGGCTCTCGCTCTTCTCCGGTCTCTTCATCATCGATGGTGTAAATACTATATTCCCAACCTTCCTTGTCTACAAGTTTGAGTCCGGCTGCCTGTGCCTTAACTACGTCTTGTATGGTGTTAATCTCAACTCCTACAAAATTGTCACTCAATCTAACTGCCTTAGTTGTCTTCATAATTTTATCTCCTATAATTGTTTGTAACAATGAATTGAATTAATACTATCAATATCTATAAATTTCTTGCCATCACTAAAATTTATGATGATGGCATTTAAAAAATGTTCATAGATGAAATTATGGCCGAGGTATGGTCGTACCATTGTTGTTTCATTTTGTCCGTTAATAAGAACAACAATACGTTCGTTATTCTGTTCGCTAAACTCAGCTGCGAAAGCAACTGCTTGTTTTACTAATTTCGGATTCATATCTTATTCTTTAAATTTGTTATTGTTAATCATTCTAGCGGCATAAGTTTTGCCGATAATCTTATCTATCTGTGCTTGCTGCTGATAATCTGTGCAGTCGGCAAAGTTCTCCTGTTCCTCATAGAAACGTGCTGCATTCTTCAGCTCATGGAGTGTTGCTTGGGTGTAGTCCTTGTTAGGATCAACTTGCCTAAGGTTCTCACATGTCTTGCAATACTCGATGAAGTCTACAAGCAAAGATTTCTCATCGCTCTTGCTCTGCTGCATTCCGGCTCCCATAAGAGGTAGGGCAACTATCGTTGCCACTACCAAAACTATCTTAATTCTCTTTTTCATATCTTATCTCTTTTCTAGTTCAATACTCACTACGTATGGTAAAGTGTGTTGCGGCTTGTTGTGCTCGCCCGAGAAGATGAACTTATTCAACCTGTTGTTGAAGGTGCTCTCGTTCTTCTCTATTGTACTTTTTATCATTTCCTCGCTTATCTGCTCCGAACGCAAGATAATGAAATGATTCTCCGTGTCTTGCTTTGCGTGTTGTCCTCGTTGTGCTACTGCAACAAGTCCGAAATCTGCGTGGAAGAACAGATACTGATAACCTGTGAAGATTGCATCAACCCTGTTGCGTGATGTCTTTGTTACTCTGATAATGTTCATATTACTCGTCCTCCATATCTTTTGCTGCTCTCAGTCTGTAGCCTGTAAGACTGCCAACTAAGAAGATTAATACATAAATTGTGATGTCCATATTACTTGCCCTTTCTTAATATCTTAAAATCTTTTTGATTACTGCAGCTGCGAGAACATCGTTAGCGGTTATAGGTCTCGGCTCTGTTATGCTTTCTGTCCATGCTGCACCGCCAAAATACCAATGTTCTTTTCTCCATTCCTCACAAAACTTCTCGGCCTCCCAACGTGTAGGAAACTCCTTTTCTCTCATTTCCGAGTGCGGTCTGCTGCCATACTCGTAATGTGCAATGTGATGTACTTTCATATCAATTTCCTTTCTTTTAATTGTTATGAATTATAAAAATTAATAGGCTCATAATCTCTGTTTCTGCAATCGTTTCCTTCCTCATGATAAGGGCATTTATTGTCTTTCTTATAGTAACTGCCAAGGCGGTCATTCATACCCATACTAGATACTACAAGTCGATTGCATTTGCCATTTCTGAATGCAAATCTGCAAGATAAACAAATATTCTTTTCCATTTCTGTTTCTTTATTAATTGATTTAACTTGTGCGGTCTCACGGCTTGAACGTGATGTGCTCCTCTATTCGCTGACCGCTCCATGTTACTTCTTGCCAAAGTTGAAGATTCTAACGAACTGATAGAAGGTTTTGTGTCCTACAAGGTGAAACAAGTCTTCAAAGATGTACTCCTTGCATTCCTTTGTTCCTTCTCTGTACACATCTTGCATCTGCTTTGCAGTCATATAACCGCTAGTAAGCCATTCGAAGAATAATGCCCCTAAACTCTCGTAGGCGTTGTTCTTGTCATAGAACTTCTTCTGCTGCTCGTAAGTTTTGTTCTTTCTCATATTCTTATCTCCTATCTTTAAGATTCTATACCATTTAATTTAAGGGCGATTGCCTTTAAGTTCTCAATTCTCTGTTGTGCATTCGGTGTGAGTTCCGCACCACAAATAAGAACTGCTTGCGAAAGGTTCATTACCTTATCGTATATAGCGAGAGTGATGCTTGAAATCTCATCGCTTGTAAGTGTTATTGTCTTCTCCATTTTCTTATCGTTTTAATTGTTCAACTTTGCTTTAATCTCTTTAAACTCCTTCAATCGCTTGTGCGTTATAGGAGTATCATCGTGGCTTGAAATACATTCCTCTAGAAGGATTATTCTATCGTTAATAGCTGATGTAATATTATATATTTCACCGCCTGTAAGTGTTATTGTCTTTTCCATATTCGTTTATTTTAATTAATGTTGTTATTGTAACTCTAAATATAACCTCACGACTTTCTGTTGATTGCTCAATACTCTTGCGCTCGTAAGTTGTGTAATAGTTATCGTACACATCCTTGCTGCGTCCAATATACTTGTAGCCTACCTTGATAAGGTTTCTTTTCAGTAACTCAGTTTCCTTATCGCTCATGTGCTTTGTGTATATTGGGGTCATTACCACTCTGTCTACAAATCTTTCGATTTTGCGAAAATTTACGATATACTCTGCCATAGTCTTTTGTCCGTTAGGCGTGGGGAGGGGCGTACGCCCCGTGGGGGCGCTGCCCCCTTATCTCCCCACATTGTTACTTACCATTCATTACTCATTTCATACACCCAATATAAACCTTCATGCTCTAAAGAGTACTCTTCAGCCTTTTCTCTTGTGTCGAATTGTGCAACAACTTCGGGTTTCCTGTCGGGTTCGCATACGTAGTCTTTCACTACTATGTAGTCCTTCATGCACTTGCCTTCATCTTTGAACACTCCAAAGTATTGCTCGTAATCTTTGAACACAAGTACATCAACAAGTTTACCTCTGTACATTACAGGGAACTTCCCTATAAACGGATATTCTCCCCAAAACTCTTTGATGTACTCATCATTGTCTTCATATATGTTAGGGCGAACCTCATCTTCGTCTGCAATTACATAACCTTCTTTGGTGTAGAGAAGGTCACAAATGTAATAATCTGCTAACTTTGCCATAGTCTTTAATATTTTAGTCGTACAACTGAGTGAGTACGTTATCGTACAGGTCTCTTGTCTTCTCAACGCTGCTTTCCTTCCAATGAAATGGATTTTCGTTTGCAGTTCTTCTAAGCATGTTGGCTAATACAATAGCATCAGCCTTAGTCAATTCTAATAAACACATCTTTGTTGTTTCCATTGTCGTTGTTGTTAAAATGTTATACATACAAAGTGCAGGTGTACGTTTGCGCCCAACGTTCACAAGTTACATGTGACCTAACTCCCTTCGTTTAACGTCCGTGGGTTGACGTGTTTCGATGTTTCTCTAGTCTAACACGGCTAGCGTTTTTACATCTTGCGTGATGAGTGTTTGAGACTTCTTTGTCTTGTTGCTTTGAGAGTCGCAACTAACTCGGTGTACGATGTCCTCGGTGTTTTGCCTGTATCATCCTCAGTGTTTTGCCTACTTAACCTATTTGTATAGCGTTCGTTACTAGCCAAAATCTCTAAATGTGCCATTGCTACGCTTGAGAAATCAAACCAACTTGATTTCGGGTGCAAAGATAAGCATTTATGCTATACTCTCCAAATTTTGTTATGTTTATTAACGATATTTACACAAAAGTATAGCGTTTAGACATAACTTTGCACTTTAAGATGGTTTTTATACTATATTTGTGCGTTAAAATAAGTAATAGTTATTGTTATATGCTATATTTTTATTATCTTTGCCACAAAAAATAGAATTATGGTACAATTGAGAATAAAAGAGTGCTTAAAAGCACATGGGATGCAGCAAAAAGATTTGGCTAAAGGTATGGGCATTGAGCCTATATCACTTAGCCAAATGTTGGCTCGCAAAAAGTTTGGTATTGATAGGCTTGAACAAATGGCAGAGATAATCGGCTGCAAGGTGTCTGAACTCTTCGAGGAGGATAGCAAAGAAGGCTTTGCTAGCTTTATCCGCTACAAGGGCATCCATTATACTGCCGATACATTGGAGGAGTTCTTCAAGCAAGTTGATGAGTTAAGGATTATAGCGAAATGATTATAGTCCAAATTATTATGTGGCTCGCCTTCGGTGCAGTCTCACTCGTTTGTATAGCCTATCTCTTTAATGTGTTCGGGAAGGTGGAGGAACACAAGAAACCATTCATGAAGTATGCTGAGTGGATCTTGCAACTGCTTATCGTGGTGTGCTACCTGTATTCGGTGTATACCTTCGGCAAGTGGCTGCAAGGCTTGTGGTGAGGGCGTCAGCCCCACAGGGCATGGGGAGGGCGCTTGCGCCCGTGGGGGCGCTGCCCCCTTATCTCCCCCGAGGGTTCTTCACTCTCACCTACAAGAAGAACACACACACAACAGAGAGAGAAGAGAGAGTACAGGGAGAGAAAACAATTTCCCTAACTAGGAAAAAATATTTCTCCAACTAGAAAAATAGAAACCGCCTAAATCATCTTCTAAAAGCCTTAATCCTAGATGAGCGCATTATCCGGCACAAAACCATGAAATCTACGAAAAACCCACAAAATCGGCTCTAATCTGCTTGCAAATGGCTCTTAAACGGCTCAAAACTCACGAATTTGAGAGAAATCCCGACCAACTGCCCGAAAATCGCAAAAATTGCAAGAAATGAGCGAGTTTAGCGTTGATTGTGGGTGAAAATCATTCAAGATGGGCAATAAGGCTAGTTAAAGTTTGCTAACGAACTCCTTGCGTGCGTGCGTACCTATTAATGCAAAACCCCTTTTTTGTTTGCAAAGAAACTCCCTTTATGAAATAAGAACTTTCTTTACATCTTGCTTTTATTCTTCCTTGGGAGTGATTGAAACTAACTTGCTTATAATTAAACACTTGTCTTTTCTTTACAATAATCACGTTTTCATACAAAATGGGTCTTCTAGAGGACGAAATGAGAGGAGGAAAAGGGGTGAGTTGCGCCCCGAGAAAGAAATTGGTGGGATTTGGGGCGATTTTGTACGAGGTTGGAACACGGCAAAACGAACCTTCAAATATTATATATTTGCCCTCGAAACATCAAATAATTGCAATTATGACGGAAATATTATCAAAAATCCCAAAGCATTTGACCTCTTGCCCTGTTCTCGGGGATAAGAAAGAATGGGTCTTAGGTGCTGCATCCTTGGCGCTTGGCGTTGGCTCTTCTCTCTTCGGTGCTAACAAGGCTAAGAAGGCAGCTAGAAGGGCACAAGCGGAGAACACGTACAGAACGAACGCTGAGAAGGCTTGGTACGACAAGAACTACAACACGGACTACCTTGACACGAAAGCGGGTCAAAACCTCATGAGAAGAGCGAAGGAGGTACAGGACGAGTACGTCCGCAAGGCTGATGGTGCTGCTGCCGTTGGCGGTGGAACTGCTGCAAGCGTGGCGATGGCGAAGGAGGCAGCAAACAAGGCTATGGGCGACACGATAGCCAATGTAGCGGCACAGGACACGGCTCGCAAGCAGCATGTGGAGGATGCTCATCTTCAGAACACTCAGCAGTTGTCTAGAGAACGTCAGCAAATCGAGCAGCAGAAGGCGCAGAACACTAGCGATGCGGCTCAAAATGCATCTAATGCGATGTTCAATTTCGGTGTGAACCAATTGGGGTCAGAACTCGAAGGTGCTAAATCGGTGAAAACCAACACTTTAGGCTCAAATGGAAAGCCAATTGATAACACAATTGTAACACAACAAGACCGAACCGCTCATTCTGCTGCAAGCGACCACTTGGCTGAGAGCATGATGAATCCCGAGGAGAAGAACCAATACCGCTTGAAGAAGGCAGTTGGCTTGTCGGGGCTTGGGTAGCAGCTAGAAGGTGGAGCGGATGAGCGACAGGCAAGGTGGACGAGGCACAACAGGCGACCCCAAGCCCCCCACCCCCTTCGACCACCGTTGCTAATTATAGTAGAATAATACAAATAAAGAAATTCTGCCTCCCCCCACCCCCTTTTTCTGGATTTCGGTTTTCCGATTTTCCCCACCCCTGAATTTTCGGGAAGTGTTAATGAAGTTAAAACATAAAGATTATGAATAGATTTCAGAGTTTTATAAAGCGAATTGGCGGCGAAGACAAAGTATTGCACTTTGAGACTTGCTGCCTGATCACGATGGTTGTTGCTCTTTTGAATATGAACCTGCTCGGTCTGGGTATTGCAGCTTCGGCGGTATCAGCCTGTTTGATTGCGGTTGTTGCAGGATTATTGAAGGAGGCATACGACTATTACACATACGGCTTGTTTGACAACAAGGATATTGTAGCAGATGCGTTAGGCGCATTTGCTGGTTTTTTAATCATTATTTTAATTGGATAGATTATGACATTAAAAGAAGCAAAGAAGATATTGAAGAAGGAGATGGTGATTAGCTTTCATTCAACAAAGCCATTTGTGTTTAACGAGAGTTGCTGGATTGAGCATGAGAAGCCTTCTGTGCTTGAAGCTTTCCGTGTTTTAGCCAAGGGAGGTTATTATATATCCATCAGCGGACATGATTACAATATGCGTGAGAAATGTTTGAAGAAGGAGTATGAAAAGAATACCAAGGCTCCCGGTTCTGCTGAGAACCGCATCAAAGAAGATTCTGGTGTAAACCATGCCCTCAAAGAAGCAGCCTCCCAGTTCAACGATGCCTTGTTGGATGAGCAGGGAAAGAAGATTAAGCATCTCACTAAAAAGATTGCCCTACTCAACAAGATTATCCATAAGAAGAACTTGAAGATTGAGGAGTTTCGGAAGGAATGTTCTAGACACCTAAGAGGAAAGATTAAGATGTTCGGCGAGAATCTGGATTTATCACAGGAGTTATGTGATAAAAACGAGGAACTTCGCCTTACAAAGATTCGTGAGAAGAATCTTGCCGAGTTAGGTCTGAAATATGTTGGGGAGAATGAGAAGCTGAAGAAGAAGCTTGCAGACAAGATTGTTGACGAGATTGATGCTCGGGCTTTGAAGAGTGCCGAGAGTGCTCTCACTTACAAAGAGAAGGTGATTGCTGAGAAGGACGAGGTGATTGCAGACTTAGGTAATGAACTGGCGGCTACCAAGAAGGAGTTGGAGGAGAAGACCAAGCTTGTTGATATAATTCGCAACGCTTCCAAGGAGTACTGTGATTATGGTGTGGCAGCAAACGAATTTATCAAGGAACTGGCTAGTTTGTATGTCCTTGTCAACAATAACGGCCCTATTAATGACGAAATGCTTGAACGCTGCAAGAACTATCAGACTTATGGTTTTCCTGCCAATTGCAATAGAGAGACCAAGAAGGAGATTAATGATATTGCCAGAGGAAATGAAAACAAGAAACTTTCTCTTTTCAGAGACGATTCTGTTGGCGCAGTAACGAACCAGAAAGATTGTTCTTCTGCCAAAAACACTCATCCTACTGAGGATAAGCCAGAGGAGGTTGAGTTGGGTGAAATTCTGGAGTGTGTTCGTAAGGCTTTAGAGAAAGGCCATACGGTTTCTATTAACTATGATAAAGCAGAGGAAGGTGGCGACCAATCTGCTACTATTGTGCAATGCGATAATGGTATAATTCTCTCAAAAGAAGAAGCTGAAATCATCGAGCGCTGCACGAAGAACGGCACGGAGTTACACTATAGTGAAAAGGATGGATTTACCTATACAAATGTGTTTGGTGATGAAATACCTATTATATGTCTTCGTGGTATGTTTCATGTATTTACAGATGAGGAAATCGAAAATATGAAAAAGTAAGCTATGGCAGTAAACAATATTCAGAATACACAGCAGCCTAGGAAGAAGCCGGTAACTATCGGCGGCTATCCTGAGGCTGTGCATGACCTGATGAGGGCGAAATATCCCGATTATGATCAGGTGATGAATGGAGGAAACGGAGGAGCCGCGGGGGTAAATGGCGGTGCTGGCGTTAACTTCTTCGGGAATGGAGGCGGTGCTGCCGGTAAGTTTGAGGCTCAGCCTGTTCAGACAGGCGCAGCACCTGTTACGAACTTCACCCAGATGCCTAAGCAGGAAGAGTTCGTTCCGCAGGGAAGCGGTAATGCAAACCCTGCCTTGGGACCAGTACAGACTCCTTATATGGGCGATGCTGCAGAGAATACTCCCCAGCCTCAGAGTAACTTTGAGGGAATGCCGCAGCCTTCTACTGGTTGGAATGCTGACGGAACACCTCGCTATGATACGCTTTCTACTGCTCTGAGCGGCTTTCAGATGCCGCAGGAACAGCAGGTTCCAGAGTTTGAGGCTGATCCTAAACAGAGGGATGGCGGCTTTTTCAGTTGGCTCGGCAAGATTATGCCGAAGAGTAGACCGGGAATGCGTGAGGGCGAGACTCCTGATGAGTATGACCGCAGAATCACTACCAACCGTGAGAATATCGCTGCCTTTGCTGATGCTATTCGCCACATGGGAAATATCATCAATACTTCGAAGGGTGCGCCTCTGCAGGTGTTCAACGACCCTACTGCCATGATGGAACAGGGTTATCAGAACCGCAAGGCTCAGAGACAGAAACAGGCTGCCATTGATGCGGATGCGGCCTATAAGCAGGCAAATCTCGACCTAGATAACCGAAAAGCACAGGCTGATCAGGTTTATAAGGAGTATCTTATGGGGCTTCGTGGTGAAGGTAATCAGCTTGCCAAGGATAAGTTTGAGTACCGAAAAGGAAAGGATGCGGCAGCTGACCAGTATAAGAAGGATAAGGATAAGCGTGACTTTGAGTATAAGAAGGGGCGTGACAAGGTGAAGGATGAGCAGGCTAGGCAGCGTCTGGCTATTCAGCAGTACAACGCAACCCATAAGGGGCGTGGCGGCGGTGGACGGTCAGGCAGGAGCGGTAGCGGCTCGGGTGCCAAGTACTGGTTTGAGGATAAGAACGGCAAGATGCGCTATCAGCCTAACAAGACCATGTGGGAACAGGAGTACTACCGTGAATACGGCAAGCTTCCGCAGGGCGAGACATCTACTTCTACTAGTACAAAGACCATCAATCCGAAGACTGGCGCAGAGGTAACGACCACCACAAGAAAAAAGGGCGCATCTGTTACCAGTCAGGCAGCAGCTTCGCAGAATGCGGCTAGGAATGCGAGAAACAGACCGAAGCCTACCGGCAAGTCGAAGAACGGCTATAAGAATACAAAGAAACTTGGATTATAAACATTAATATATAATATATGGCTGGAGATAAATTTGACCAACTTTATAACGCCTTGAAAGCCGATGGCGCAGTTACAGGAACTAGAGAACATTTCCGACAGTTCGTGTATGCGCCTGGCAAGCAGGGCTATCATAACAGAAAGCAGCTCTATGATGCGCTTCACGCCGATGGTGCTGTTTCCAGTAAATCGTATGAGGAGTTTGCACAGCGGCTTGGACTTCATGCAGTAAATCCGAAGCCTCAGCAGCAGAAGCCAGTTCAGCCTGTCAAGAAGCTGACAATGAAGCAGAGAGCGCAGGAAGTAGCAGCTCAGTATCGGAAGCCAAGGCAGCAGAAGGCTCAGCAGCCTAGAACGGCTACAACTTCTGGCACAGACTACATGCAGAACTGGCGGTTGATGCACATGCGCAACGACCAAATGACTCCATTGCAGCAGGCTCAGGCTAGTAATGCGCGCGCACGCATGCAAAGAGCACAAGAGCAGTCAGCACGTCAGGAGCAGCAGAGAGCTACCCCTATCAGCAGAAGCAGAATAACTCCTACTGCCAAGAATTTCAACGAGACGATGCAGCAGCTTTCTACTCCTGAGGCTAAACAAGCTAGAGCCAAGCAGCAGAGAGAGGACGATGCTAGGAATCTCGCCCAGTATGAGGTTGAAGGCAATAAATTTACGATGAATGACGGCAAATATGGTACTATTGCGCCTGAGATTGATGCTCTTGTTGCTCCTTCAATGAAGGAGGCTGATGATTTGTCTTGGTCTCAGTATCAGCAGGATTTGCAGAAAGCTGGCAATGATGCCTATCTGAGAAACAAGGCGTGGAAGGATTTGCAGGACAACAGGATCAGGAACCGCCAGAATGTACTTGCCGACACCCTCAGTTCCAAGTTGCAGGAAATATACTCCCAGAAGGGATTGCAGGAGCACATCATGCAGAGTGCTGACAAGCAGAACATGGGCGTGGAGGAGTACGTGGACAAGTATGTTACTCCTCAGATGATGCAGCGTGCCCAGAATATACTGGGCGTTAAGAATATCGAGGAGATTTTACCTCAGAGTGCCACGGAGTATGTGGTGAGAAAACTCAGCGATTCTATCTTGGGAACCTTGTCTGCCGGACAAGACAAGTCGAGAGAGCAGATTGCCAGAGAGCAGGAGGCGATGGCAATTGCAGACGGTCTGGAGAAAATGCCTACCGTTAATGGCTACAAGGCTAACGAAGGATATAAGTCTGGCATGGGCGCACGTTTCGTTTCTACGGCGGCTAACATGGCGATGGACTCCCCTATTCTCGGAATGACAGGCAGCGCATCTAATATGACAGTGGATTTGGGAAAGCAGGTACTGATGAAAGGTCTCACCAAGGCTGGAGTTGTGAAGATGGGAACTAAACTGACTGCACAGCAGTTGGCATTCAAGGCTGCAAACATGACGATGGCACAGAAGATTGCTTCTGGCTTGGTGGAAGGGACGGCGAAGAGTGCGCTCAATCTGGGTGGCTACTCCAGCATTACCGCGGCTCTGGGACAGGCATCTACCGGTGACGATACTTCATTGTCGGCATTGGGTCATGCAGCATTGGAAGGATTCGGGCATGGTGCTACCACTGGTGCGATGTTCGGAGTATCGGGTGCTATCATGGCTCCTTGGGTATCAAAGTTCGGTATCACTGGCTTGGAGAAGAGCACAAGCGAGAAATGGCTGCATGGCACACAGAAGCTTGGTGCTACTGCCGCGGGTCTCGGCGTTGAGGCTGGAACCATGATGGTTGCAGACAACATCACAGGCGATAAGGACATTTCTTTTGGCACATGGCTTGAAGACGTGGTGATGGTGGGCGCATTTAAGGCTGGAGAGCCTAAGAATTACGCTCATATCGGAAATGCGTTGTATAATCTTGCTCATAATAGCGGTGGTAATTTCGTGATTGGAAAGAATGCCAACGGTTCCCCTATTGCCGTGGATATTCGTCTGACTCCTGACGAGAAGAATGAATTGATTTCTTCTGCATCGGGCAAGAACCTGATGGATGCTTTCGTGAAGGTGGACCGTGCATCGAAGACTGCTCCAAGAGATCCGCAATATAAAACGGCATACACGGATTTCATGAACGACCCAGACGTTTCTCAGAGCACCAAAGAGAAGGTGAATGCGGCCATGGGACTGTTTAACACGACAAGAGGCAAAAGCTACCGAAGCGTGAACGACGTGAAGAACAAACAGATTCTTGAATACACCAAGAACGGAACGCTGCTTACACGTACCTCTTATAAGAATGCCGATGAGCGCAGAGCTATCCTTTACAAGCAAAAGCTTTATCGTGATAATGACGATATGATGTCGCTGATTGGCTATTCCAAGATGAAGGATATGCAGCTGACTGATGAGGACGGAAATGTTACCAGTCTGGCACTTGGCTTCCTCCGTAATAACGGCTATGACACAAGCAAGGATGTTACAGACCCGATAAACGCCCAGCTGATTAATGACTTGCGCAACCCGAAGAGTGCGCTCTATCTTGACTGGGAGAAGTATGTGGACGTTTACGGTTCGTATGGCGATCTTAAAGTAGAATCCGCAGACGTTGTTGATGGTCTTATTGACACCTGGAAGAAGATGATCAACGACAAGGGAAACATGACGGTTGATATTGACTACATCATGCGCAAAGACCCAATGAAGCGCACCGACCAGGAGAACAAAATCTTCTATTATGTGAAGAGCGAGCTTGAAAACAGACTTTTCCCTAGCGGAAAGCCACACGCAGACCAGTCTGCCAGCCAAGGTAAGACGGTTGCCGAGGAGCATAGTCTGGGAACGGATAACCCGGATAGCGGCGTGGTAGTTGATGAGTTGCGCAACCTTCGCAACGCAGAGCAAGCCCTTGATGCAGCGATGGATAGCAACGATGTGTTCAAGCAAACCTTTGAGAAATTGCACCAGCAGGGCTTGACCCCGGCACAGATTTACGATGCACTCATTCAGAATGGATTGACCCAAGAAGAGTTGACCCCACTTGCCCAATATATTAATGCGAACGCCAGAGTGCAGGGTATGCAGCAGGCTACTGCCGACGCTATAGAGGAAAACGTGAAGAGCTTTATTTCTGATTGGAGCTATCACGGAACATTGAACGGTCAGCCGATGAATGGCGAGCAGGCTTTGTATGTTCGGGACAGCAGCGGAAGAACACTTCTTGTTGGTTCGGGTGATGTTGCCTTCGACCAGACTACAGGTAGAGCCAAGGAAGGTAGCGGTGATATGCTTGTCTGTCTGGACCCTAATACCAAGGAATTGGTTTATGTGAAGGCAGACGAGGTTACTCTGTTTCAGAATCAGCCTATCGACCAGTTTGCTGCAGAATATCGTCAGAGATTGCAGATGAAGAACTCTGAGCCTTACAATCAGGCGGCACAGGAACAGGCTATGTTGGATGCTGCAAAGCCTCAGCAGGAGCAGGAGGCACCACAAGATAATACCACAAAATCGGAAGATAGTACCACAAAAGAGGGTGATTTAACAAAAGATAATACCACTTTAACAAAAGTTGATACCACATCGGGCGAAGATAATACCACAAATGAGAACTTAGCACCACAAGAGCAGCCTCAGCAGACCCGAAAGTTTGCAGATGGTTCAGATGTTCCTATGGCTACGGACAGTAAAGGAAGACCTACGCCAGACTATGCTAGTATGACTCCTGAGCAGAGTGCAGAGATTCTTACTGAGGACTTCGGGGAGAATGCCGAGAAGGTGGTGGACGGACAGATTAAGAAAGCTGAGAATGCTTTGAAGGATGCCGAGAAGATGAAGGTGGACTATACCGCCGAGCCTAACGACATCATGGAGCAGGAGGCTTTGAAGAATCAGACTATTGAAGCTGCCAAGAAGCAGTTGGACCACGCTCAGAATATCAAGAAGGCTATGACCGCCAAGAAGGTGGCTGAGACCGTGGGTAAGACAGAACAGACTGAAGGCGCTCATGAAGCTGGCAGCGTAGCAGGACAGAAGTTTGTGAATGCACCTAGACTTGTGGGCAACAAGCGTACAAGAATGCTGCCTGACGGAGAGACCAAGATTAAGGGGCACTATGAGATTGTTCCGGCTGAAAGTCTTACTCCTTCTCATGATGTGAATAACGACTATAAGAAATCTGAGGGATTCCCTACCGATGCTGAGGGCAGAACCGTGAATGACCGTGATTATGAGCACGACAAGGCGGCTCAGCAGAATACGGACCAGATTGCCCGAAAGTATAATGGTATGGCTATTGAGCAGGTGCCAGTGGTATCTGACGAGGGAATCGTTTATGATGGCAATGGTAGAACGATGGCAGGACAGAAGGCGGCAAAAGAAGGCACAGACGCAGAATACATCAACGACCTTCTGGAGAATGCCGAGAACTTCGGCTTTACCAGAGAGCAGATTGAGCAGAGCGGAATCGAACACCCACGCCTTGTATTGGTGACCGATGAGAGATTGCCATACGATGCAGCTACCTTCGCTAAGTTCAACCGAAACGAAAAGAAGACTCAGAGTAATACCGAACAGGCGGTTGCCAAGGCTAAGACCTTGACTTCTGACGAGGTAGGCGCGATTGTAGCCGAGATTGAGGGAAATGGCTCTCTTGATGCTTTCTTTAACAATTCCAAGGCAATAAATGACTTGATAAAGACGTTAGTAGATAAAGGCATCATCGGACAGAACGAGGTGGCACAGATGATGGATAGTCCTGAGCGACTTTCTGCACAAGGCAGGGAGTATGTGAAGAACCTTCTGTTGGGTTCTATCTTCAAGCCTGAGACTATCAGAATGCTGGGCATCGACTCTACGGTAAAGAATAAGGCTATCAACGCTATCCGCTCGGTGATGGACAACATGAAGCTGGGCGAGTTCTCTCTTCGTGACGAGATAGACCAAGCTATCCAGTTGCTCTACGAGGCAAGACAGGGCGGCAATAAGGTTGATACGTTGCTGAGAACACCAGACATGTTCGGTGAGGATGCGGCTAAGCGTTACTCTTCTATCTCTCAGATGATGGCTTTAGCCTTGGAGGGCAAGGTTTCTGATTTCAGAGATTTGCTTGACGAATATAACCGAATCGCTAAGGCTAGAAATACTGGCGAGGGCAATATGTTTGAGGCAGCTCCTACCAAGGAAGAGTTAATTAATGAGTATTTGAACTTTAAAAAATGGCAAGATTATGGAACAGGACATTCAGAAATTGAAGGAGGCAATGATGTTTCAGGCGTTGAAGAACCTCAACAAGAAGCATCAGGAGGAAATGAACCAACAGAAGCAGGAACAGAACCAGAGCGACCAAGAGTAGAGGAACCAGACGACTTAGTAAACAAAGAACTTGAAAGTCGTATTAAGGTTACTGACGAGGAAACCGAAACTCCATCTGAGAACGGTCCTATCACAAGGCAGAAGATTCTGATTGATGGAGACAAGGAGGTTATCAAGGTTGATGAGCCAAACGAGAAGGGAGAATACACCGGCTCATACTATGAGTATGATGGCAAGAAGTTTGGCGACCTGAATGAGGTTGTCGAATATGTTGACGGTAAGGTAAAAGAAAAACCTCTCCCACTCCTTCCTAAGGAAGAGAACCCAGACCCTACTTTTGACCCGATTGCGGCGGCCGCCCAGGAATTTAAGAAGGAGCATCCTCTGACTGAGGAGGAGATCATGAAGGCTGACGTGGATGATTTATCCAAAGATATGGCTCTTGATTATCTTAATGGTGAGGTGACGGATGATTTGCATCGTGCTATCTATGAAAGCATCTTTGCCAAGACCAGAGGGCAGAAGACTGAACCAAAGGTTGAGACTCCTAAAGCGGAGCCATCTGCTGACCCTATGGAGGGAATCAAGAATGCAGCAGAATCTTTCGAAAAGGAGAAGAAAACTAAGGCTGAAACAGAGAAGAAGCCTCAGCAGAAGGCTGACGATGCAGCAGTAGCGGCTTCAAACAAGAAGGTTAATGACCTTTGGGATATGCTCAAGAATGCCGGAAAGGATGAAGTGTCTGCTTCTTTCATCGGTCTTAACTCTAAACAGCTGGAGGTATTGCCTAAGCTGGTGAGCGCCATGGCAGAAAATGCTTATCTGAGAATCAAAAGAGGTATGCACAATCTTGAAGACGTGGTGAAGGAAATGCGCAAGGAGTTTGCTCCTGCTTCCAAGCTCTTCAAGAAAGAAGACGTGGATGCCATCTATGAGCAGATGATGAATATCCGCTATCGCGATGGTGAGCAGCGCATGAGTTTGAAGGAGTGGGCTGACTACTACGAGAAGACATCGCCTAAGCATCAGGAGAATCTGGTGGGCGACTCAAAGACTGCCGAGGAAAGAAAGCTGGCAGAGAAAAAGTTTATTGATTCCGTGAACCTACAGTTGGCTTTCAAGCATAAGTTTAACGGTATTATTGAGCTGAGAAAGATAGCTGAGAGAGTTGGCTTGAAGGATATTAAGGACACAGACTTGCAGGAGCTTGCTGAAACTGCCATTGTTAAGCGAGCAAGAGGTATCGCTTCTTCTGAATCAACCAACGATGCCGTGAAGTTTGAACGTATCAAAACACTCTATGAGAATCAGCCTAGCCTCAACCAGCGTGATTCTGAGCGAGTGATGAAGCAGCAGTACTCTACCCCTGCCCCTTACGCCTTCCTTGCAGACATGTATGTGAAGGGCAAAGGTAAGGTGATTGACAGCGCCCTTGAACCAAGTGCCGGCAACGGTATGCTTACCATCGGTCTGCCAATGGATAAGGTACATGTGAACGATATTGATGCCCAGCGATTGGCGAACCTGAGAAGACAGGGCTTCAAGAACGTGACCAGTCAGGATGGAACCCAGCCTTTTGCAGACAAGGACGTTGACGTGGTGGTAACAAACCCACCATTCGGTAGTGCTACCCCTATGGAGTATGACGGCTACAAGATTTCTTCTTTGGAAGGACAGATGGCTATCAATGCTTTGGAGAGCATGAAGGACGATGGCCGTGCTGCCATTATCATCGGCGGCAAGACGGAATACGCCAAGAACGGAAGTCTGAATCCGAAAGATAAGGCTTTCCTTGGTTATCTCTATAGCCACTATAATGTGGAGGACGTGATTAATGTGGATGGCGGTCTGTATGCAAAGCAGGGAACCAGCTACCCTACACGTATTATATTAATAAACGGAAGACGCTTGAACGAGAATGCCTTTCCACCAGTAAAGGATAAGGCTAGAGCCGAGACCGTGAAAGATTATGACGAACTTTATAAACGAATTGAAGATGATATACTACGAGGTGAACGGATGGATTCTTCCATCGGAGAAGAAGGAGGAAAAGTTAACGCAGAACCTGATAAACAAGGGGCTGCTAGTGCTTATGAAGAGGGAGTACGAATACGAGAACGAGGAGGAAGCGAACCAGATGCTAGCGATGGCTCTCCAAGATTATCTGACTCATCTTCCGTATCAGGAACCCATGATGACTTGGAAAATCAACGAGGAACCGAGCCAAGACAAGATGGAGGATTTCCTGATGGAGATAGTGGAACAGACGGAACAGGGACAGAGCCTTCTCCAAGCAAAGAACCAACCACTGGAACCAATGAGCAGCGAGGAAATGGATCAGGAGGAGCTGGACGGAATGACGCTCAGCCAAGTACTGATGAACCTGCCAGCACCGGGAGCGGAAGCGGACCACGGGGACAATTACAGCGGGTGGACAAATCCGTACGTGGACTAAGCACCGAGAAAGTTACTTACGCCCCTAAGAGTGAAAATCCATTCACTCTGAAAGCCGTTATGCCTGCCGATCAGCAGGAGGCGGTAAACAAGAATCTCGAAAAGTTGGGCGATGCCGACCAGTTCCTTGTTGATGAACTGGGATATAATGACAAGGATGATTTGTATTCTCATCTTGCTGCAGAGCAGGTTGACTCTGTAGCCCTTGCCTTGCAGCAGGCAAAGAAGGGCAACGCCTTTATCATTGGAGATATGACTGGTATCGGTAAGGGAAGACAGGCTGCTTCGCTTATCAGATACGCCAAGAAACAGGGGCAGGTTCCTGTATATTTCACCAAGACAGCAGGATTGCTGAGTGATGTTTACCGTGACTTGGTGGATATTGGAAGCCCAGACCTAAGACCATTTGTATTCGGTAGTGCCAAGGAAGCTGCCATTACCGACTCAGACGGAAATGTAGTATTCACTTTGCCATCGAAGAGCGAGGTGAAGCGAGTGCTTGATTACATCGAAAAGAACGGCAAACTGCCAGACGAATACGACTATGTATTGACTACTTACAGCCAAGTAAGCAATGGTGTGTATGAGTTTGACGAGGACGGCAACCGCAAGGAGAGAAAGCTTGCGAAGGGTAAGACATTCGGCGCTGCTGCCCTTAGCGGACAAAGAAGACGTGATGCTATAGAAAAACTGATGGGTAACGCCTATCTTATCCTTGACGAAAGTCACACGGCTGGTGGAAACAGCGGTCAGGGCAACTATTTCCAACACATTATTCAGAAGGCAAAGAACGTTACCTTCTTCTCTGCAACCTTTGCCAAGAGACCAGACAATATGCCTATCTACGCTTTGCGTACTGCCATGAATGAGGGCGGTATGAAATCATCCGACTTGATTGATGCGGTAAAGCGTGGTGGTGCAACCTTGCAGGAAATCATGAGTCAGACCTTAACACAATGCGGTCAGATGATTCGCCGTGAGCGAGATATGACTGGCGTAACCATCGACTGGAAGGCTATTGATGATCCTGAGCGAGTTCAGGAACAGCGAGAACAGTATGATAGTATCATCGGATTGTTTAATGATATTATCAATTTTCAGAAGAAATACGTTTCAAGTTACGTGGATGAGCGTAATGACGAGTTGGCTGCCATTCAGTCTACCATTGGAATCAAGAAGGGTACGGCTGCCCTGGGAATCAAGAATCAGCCATTTGCAAGCAAAGCATTCAATACCGTTCAGCAAGTTCTTCTTTCCTTGAAAGCGAAGTCTGCTGCAGAACGTGCAATCGACTATTTGAAGCAGGGAATGAAGCCTGTGATTGCGTTGAACAATACCAACGAATCGCAGACTGGCAACCTTGCGCTTGGCGAGGAAATGGACGCACCAGACTTGGGCACATCTTTGAAGAAGGGTCTGGAGGGTACACTTCGCTATACCCAGAAGGATGCAAAGGATAATAGCGAAAGCGGCTACATCAAGCTTTCTGATTTGGGCGATGAGGCAGTTGAGGCTTATCACGAACTGGAAAAGAAGATTGAGCAGACAAGTACAGGTCTTTCACTCTCCCCTATTGATGTTATCAAGAACGAGTTGCAGAAGGCAGGTTATAAGGTTGGCGAGCTGACCGGTAGACAGACCGAGTTTGTTTATAACGACAACGGAACAGTTACAAAGGTGAAACGTGCTGATACAGACAAGAAGAAACTCGCGCGCGACTTTAACGATGGCAAGATTGATGCGCTTATTCTCAACAAGAGTGCGGCAACCGGTATTTCCCTTCATGCTTCGAGCAAGTATAAGGACCAGAAGAAGCGTGTGATGATCGTGGCGCAGCAGCAGCTCGACGTAAACGATGAAGTTCAGATGCGTGGACGTATCGACCGAACCGGTCAGGTGGCTAGAGGTGCATACGAATATGTGGTTTCCCTTATCCCTGCCGAGCAGCGACTGCTGATGATGTTTAAGGCTAAGTTGAAGTCACTTGATGCCAACACTACTTCTTCTCAGAAGAGTAAGTTCAACGAAATGGAAGTTGCCGATATTACCAACAAGTATGGCGATAAGGTGGTTAAGGAATATATGGCTGAGCATCTTGACCTTTATGCTCGTATGGCAGACCCATTCGGATGGGAAAAGAGCCTTGGAGAAGATTTGTCACGCATCGACCCACAGAGACTTGTAGCCGAGGGCGGTGGTGTCGGTGATGGCGAGGCTGGTGCCGATGCAAGCAAGTTGCTTGGGCGTATGGCTCTGCTGAGAGTTTCTGAACAGGAGAAGATGTTGCAGGAGATTGGCGAGCTTTATGCAAACGAGATTCAGCGACTCAACGAAATGGGTGAGAATGACCTTGAGATTACCGAGCTTCCTTTGAAGGCTAAGACTCTCCACAAGGAAGTTTGGAAGCAGGGTGCAGAGCCGGGCGGCGATAATGCCTTTGCCGACAACACCTATATAGAAAAGGTGAACATGGCCATCTTGAAGAAGCCAATGAAGGCTTCTGAGGTGAAGGCTTCGCAGAATGGTTTGACTGGCGGCAAGACTTGGGATGAATACAAGACCAATAAGAAGGCTGCCGTGAAGGAGTACTTCGACCAGAAAATTGCGGACGAGACTCAGAAGTATGAGGAGCGTGCCGTGAAGGTTGCAACCAAGGCTAAGGAGAAATATATCAAGGACGCTAAGAAAGGTCAGAAGGATTCGGGCATGAGCGATGAGCAGATTGAGAAGATGGCTGGCTATCAGTATGACAACATCTACAAGCAGGAGAAAGATAAGCTGAACGATGTGGTGAAGAACCTGAAAGCCAAGGCTGAAATGTTTGAGCGTGTGCTTGATACCTTCGATACAAACCAGACTTTCGTTCTGCCTATGGATATGAACAATCCAAACGAGTTGAGCGGATTCGGCAACAGTTACGGTAGACTTATTGACATCAAGATTACTGATAACTACTCGCCTAACGCCTCTTCCGTTTCCTTTGCTACCTTGGATGGCAGAAGAAAGATTACTTTCCCTATTGCCGGCAAGGTGGGTTCTGGTGAAAACAAGGCTGATGTTATCGGTTCTATCGACCGCATGACCAAGCAGGCTGCCGGTATGGGAGACAGCCATCTCAGAGTATTGAACCAAAACTTTGATAACTGGGATAGACTGACTAGCAATGAGAGCCGCAAGAATGGCTATATTGTAACTGGTAATCTGATGCAGGCTTTGGTTGACAGCAAGGATCAGGGCTTAGGCGGTCAGCTGGTGAAATATACTACTGATACTGGCGAGGTGAAGACTGGTATCCTGATGCCAGACCGTTTCGACCCTAAGGGCTTAACTACAGATGCGCCTATCAACAGCGTAGCTGATAAGTTTGAACTTTCTTCTTGGCATGGTGGTATTGACGAGGTTACTTCATCGGATGGTGAAGTAAAGGTGAAGCGCATAGACAACAATCGTGGTTACTTCTACGAGCTTCGTGTACCGAAGAGCAAGGCAAAGGGCGGCAAGTACTTCTTGGATGAAGATTTGCTGAAACTGGTTAATGGCAACAACTTCGAGACCAGAGGTAACAATATGCTTGCTGAGTTCAAGCCAGAGCAGTTGAAGCCAGTACTGGACCGCCTGTCTAAGATGGGCGTGAAGGTACAGGAGGAGCGCAATACTTCTGAGGATGAAGGCACCCACTTCCGTGAGGAAGACCCTCAGGAGATAGAATTGCCAAAGGATGAATATGCGGTGTTGGCTCATACTATAGACTCTTCACACAAAAACTATAAGCGGGGAAAAGTCAATTATGAGTACACTGCTGATAATTTTTATGTATTCAAATACAATAAATACAATGATTATAACGTTTATCAGAAAATCCCTATTGATGGGAATGAAGAATTAATTAATTATATTAAAGATGGAATCAACAAAGAAACTATCAGAAATCCAAGAGATATTGATTCAGCTCTTGAAGCAGGTTGGAATGGACGAAACGGGCATTATTGGGACTCTACTTCTAATCAAGAAGGACGTGGAGGCTCAGTACGACCTGGCGAGGTATCTTCACTTCGGTCACGCCACGGAAGACCAAGTGATGAACGTATGGGTGAAGAACTATCTGATAGCCCATCCTCAGCAGTCAACAACCACATCGAAAGAATAGCTCAGAAGACTGGCGGCAAGGTGAAGATGGTTTCATCGGTTGGTGAAATCACCAACAAGGCAGCGAAGGCTGCTATTGAGGATGGCAGAAAGATAACTGGCTGGTATGACGAGAAGACTGGCGAGGTGCATCTTTACATGCCTAATATCCACGATAGATATACTGCCGAGAAGACTATCTGGCATGAGGTGGTTGGACACAAGGGAATGAGAGAGTTGTTTGGTGATGAACGATTCGACAAGTTCCTTCGTGATGTTTGGTACGACTTGGATAAGCCTGAAAATGCGGCTTTGAAGAAGCTGGTGGATGAGGAGAGAAAGTTCAATCCTCTGAATATCTATGATGCCATTGAGGAAGGTATCGCCCGACTCGCCGAGGATGGCAAGGGTGAAGCTGGCTTCTGGAATGGTATCAAAAATAAGGTATCTGATTTCCTTCATGAAATCGGCTATCGTGTTGCTCCTAATACTAAAGATGTGAAGTACTTGCTCTGGTTGAGCAAGAACTTGCAGAAGAATCCGAATGATCCTTATTGGAAGCTGAGAGCCGAGGCGGTGAAATACCGTCTCGACCATGAGCGTATGCCTGCTGTCGTGGCGCATGATGGCATGTTCTACGGAAATGACGGAAAGGTTAGAAGTATGGATAATCTTACCAAGGCTGAGTGGAATGAGGCTACAGATGGTGAGATTCACTTCCGCACTACCCCATCTGCCGGCACGGCACTCGACAGATACCACCGTTCGCTTGATGAGCATGGCTATATGTTCACCGAGAGCTATATGGACAATATGCTTTCGCTGAAGAAGTTGATGAATGCGATTGTGCCAGACAAGAAGATTGAGGATATTGCTTCTTCTGAGAATCCTTATATGCTGCAGAACACCATGCAGGGTGCGATGAGTGATGCGGCTCAGATGTTTGAGCGCAACGTGATGAAGCCTCTTGACAAGGCCATGGCCGGCGTACTGGATGCTTTCGACGGAAAGAAAGACGATGAGAAGATAAGAAACTTCAATCTCTACATGATTACCAAGCATGGTTTGGAGCGAAACCGTATCTTGTATGTGCGTGATGCCTTGAAGTATATGCGCATGAACGAGAAGACCAAGAAGCTAGCTGATACTGTGGAGTTCGATTGGAACAACGAGAAAGCTACCCTTGACGAGAAATTGGAGCGTGGAGACATCGACTTGAAGACTTATTATGAGCGCATGGACGATTTCATCCGTACCTACGTGGATAGTGACAATAAGTTTGATGCTGGCGAACATGACTATTCGGGTATTCACGCTATACAGGAAGTGGCGAAATCTTCTGACCCTTACGATGATGCTGAGGCTATCGCTAGCGTGATGGATTCAGAAGCAAAGATGGAGAGTATCAAGAAGGGGTCTGTTAAGGACTATTGGGATAAGGTGAAGGCTGCTACCCAGTATTCTATTGATACTGACTATAAGAATGGTCTTATCAGTAGAGAGCTTTATGGTCATGTATCTGATATGTTCAACTGGTATGTGCCTCTTAGAAAGTATGATGAGGCTACTGCAGAAGATACCTACGGCTACATTACTGAGCAGGGCGACCCGAAGAGTTACATCGGAAGCACGATCATGAAAGCGAGAGGACACAAGTACCTGAGCGAAACAAACGTACTGGCGCAGATTGGCGCGATGGGCAACAGAGCCATTAAGAATGGCGGTATGAACGCTATCCGTCAGGCATTTGCAAGATTCGTAAGAAACAACTCGAACAATAATCTTGTGACGGAGACTAGGGTTTGGTACGCCGATGACCCTATCACCCACACCACCGTGGAGCGTTACCCAGACATTCCCGAGGAAGCTACGGCTGATGAAATAAATCAGATAGTAGCAGACTTCAATATGGAAATGAAGGATTTGGAATCAAAGGGGTTAGCGACAAAGGTGTATCGAAGAGGAAGAATCGGCTATAAGTTCCAAAGAGCAGAGAATAAATCGCAGCATATCGTAGATGTGAAGATTGCTGGAAGGACCCATACCTTTATTATCAACGGAAATCCTAGAGCAGCGCAGGCGTTGAATGGATTGCTGGAGAACTCGGGCGCCAAGGGAATCATGAAACCATTGAGTTCTATTTCAAGAATGATGGCGCAGTTGTGTACATCATATAACCCTGAGTTCGTGATGCGAAACATTATGCGTGATGCTGAGTTTGCATCGAGCAACGTTACTTCCAAGGAGGGTGCAAGATATGGTGCGCTCTGGGCGAAGTACTATGCGCAGTTGGGCTTGTATAAGGGTGCATCGAATATCAGCTTCAAGGATTTGAGCGGAACTACTGGCTTGGGCTTGTTTGCCAAGTATCGTAACGGAACACTTGATACTTCTGACAAGGTTCAGCGATATTTCAAGGAGTTCATGGAGAACGGCGGCGAAACCGGTTGGGTTCAGATCAAGAACATGCAGGATTGGACCAAGGAGTACAAGAAAGATGTGAAGAGCGAAAGAAGCAAGATTGACAAGGGCGGTGCTGCCCTTCGTGACTTCTTCTTCGGAAATCTGGCGAACATCAACGAAGTGGCTGAGAATATCGCCCGATTCGCTACCTACTGTGCGAGCCGAGACAGTAACCGCTCTATCATCCGTTCGGTCTATGATGCGAAGGAGGTATCTACCAACTTCAACCGCCATGGTAGCGGTGATGCCATCAAGAGTTTCAAGAACGGAGAAATGACAGGCGGCAAGGCGGCTGCAAGATGGGCTTACGGATTTACGGCTAGCTATCTGAGACATTGTTCTATGTTCTTCAATGCCGGTATTCAGAGTACAAATCTTCTTGTGAAGAACTTGAAGAATCATCCTGTGGGTACTTCTATTAATATGCTTGCCATTCCTTTTGCCCTAGGTGCGCTGGCTGCACTTGGTAACAATGTGCTGATTGCGAGTGAGGACGAGAAGGACAGAAAGGGAGTGAAGGACCCATACGGCGAGTTGCCTGACTACGTGAGAAGAAACAATCTCTGCATCTACAAGGGTGGCGGCCAGTTTGTTACTATTCCGCTTGCCATCGAGTTGAGAGCCTTCTATGGTCTTGGCGACTTGGCAGCTGGTTTGACCTTCTCGCCAAACGTGAGCGGACAGAAGAATCCTGCCTTGGATGCCGTGGGCTGTATGTCGCAGCTTGTGCCGGTGATGGACTATCTCGGTAACTCTTCGGCTGGCAAGGAGCCATTGAATGAGACGATCAAGGCTATCTCTCCCTCTGCCCTATCTCCTTTCGTGGAATGGGAGTTAAACACCGACTGGAAGGGTGCGCCGATTGAAAGACGTGGTGACTGGAATGAAAATTCCCCTGCTTGGCAGAGAGCCTACAAGGGTGTGCCCGACGGATATATGGCTGTGAATAAATGGGTGAATGCCCAGACCAACGATGTGGCCAAGGGTAATGAAGATATGCTGGGTAATAGTTTCCTGGATATGGTAACGAACCCTAGTATGCTGAATCACTACATCGGTGGTATAGGTGGTGGCGCTGCTACCTTTACAGAGCGTGCTATCGGTGTTGTTAAGCACGGAAGCGACACGGAAACCAAGGATATTCCTTTCCTTCGCTCTCTTCTCTATACGCCTAGTGAGCAGAGTAGCTTGCAGCGAACCAAGAGCAAGTGGTATAACTACAAGGACGAAATGGAAAAGACCATGGCCAACGTGGACCGACTGAAATCGAAGAACGTTCCGATTGACAAGAGAATCACGAATATCGGTGAGTATTATCACTTCCAAAACTCCAAGGAGGCTGCCAAGGTGAGAGTAATCGAGCTGGCAGAGAAACAGATGAAGCGATGGAAGAAGCTCAGAGATAAGTCTTCTGATACCGAGAGCATCAACTTCGCTAATCAGAATATTGACAGGATCATGATGGATGCGGTGGATGAACTGGATAGATTGGAATAATATAAAAAGGGAGTGGGCGCAAGGCTCACTCCTTTAATATTTTATGTGCATCCTCCTCTTTTACGCATTTAGCACAAACGGTCATAGCATAACAATCCTTTAATGATACTTCCTTATATGAATCAATATCGGGACAATCTGGTCTTGAATGAGCAACCGTTATTCTTGGACCATTTGAACCTACAAATTGAATATATACTTTATCCCCTATGCTTTTCTTATAACCACAAGATGTTAGAGCTATAGCGAAAAACAATACTAATAATTTCTTCATAATCTTTTATAGTTAAGCGTTATTTTCTGCAAAAGTACGGAAAATATTGATAGGTTGTATCGGGTTGATGGTGATTTCTGCACAGTTTAGATTTTTGCTAAATAAATGAGCAGGAGGTGACTCAGCATAAAATGCTGAGGAACAGTGGTTTAGAGGGCGTAAATTTTATTTTGAGCATAGTTAGGCAGAGCCTCATCTTCTTCGTAACTTTGCACCAAGTTCAATAGTGAACGAAACGAATAATCTATTTTATTATGTCAGAATCTAAGACATACATCTTTGGTGAAAACCAAAACGGAGGTTCAAACGGAATGCTTGGACTTCTTGCTCCTCTGCTCCAGAAGCAGGGTGTAGATCCAAATGTGCTTCTCGCCATGAAGGGTAACAATGGCTTCGGCGGTGAAGGTGGTTGGTTCATGTGGGTTATCTTCCTCTTCTTCCTTATGGGTTGGGGTGGCAATGGCTGGGGTGGTTTCGGCAATAACGGCCGTGGCGGTCTTGCTAACGAGATTAACAACGACAATGGTCGTGCCCTCTTGATGGATGCCATCGGTGGTAATCGTAATGCACTCAGCAATTTGGCTACTCAGCTCAACTGTACCGAAGGTCAGATTCAGAATGCCATTTCTGCTTTGACTTCTCAGGTTCAGAGTGTAGGTAATCAGGTAGGTATGAGTGGCATGCAGACCATCAATGCTTTGCAGCAGGGTAACATGCAGATTGCTCAGCAGATTGCAAACTGCTGCTGCGAGAATCGTTTGGCTATCTGCCAGCAGACTGGTACCTTACAGAATGCAATCAACAACGTGGCTGTAGGTCAGGAGCGTGGCTTCTCTAACGTAGCTTACGAAACCCAGCGCCAGACTTGCGACTTGCATAACGCCATCAAGGAAAGCACTCAGACCATAGTTGACGGTCAGAAGCAGGCTGAGATGCGCGAAATGCAGAACAAGATTGATTCTCTGCGTGAGGAGAACAGTACCTTCAAGGCTTCCGCAATGACTTCACAAATCGTGGGTCAGGCTGTAGCACCAATCAATCAAGTTCTGGCAGGTCTGCAGAACGAGGTTGCAGGTATCAAGTGCAAGCTGCCAGAGACAGTAACCACCCCTTACAGCCCATTTACTGCGGTTCCTAACTGCGTGGCTTATCAGGCTGGTTTGTACGGACTGAATGCTGCTAACAACGGATTCTGGGGTTAAAGAAAGGAGGCTGCTATGTTATGGTTAAGACCTTATACATGGGTGAATCGTAACGGTTCGGCGGCTATCGCTTCTACTGGCGTGGTGGTGAATACTGCCAATGTGGTGTTCACATTTAAAAACCACGCCTTCGTGAATGCCAGCTACAGGGGTACGATTTTCGTAAATCTGAAACAGGCTATTCCGACAGGAACGACTGGTACGCTGCCTATCCTTTTCGAGACCAACGGCGTAACCCAAGCCGTAACCAAATTCGATGGTGAAGCTTTGACGGTTGCAGACGTGCCGGGAACTGGAGTGGTTCAGCTCTGGTTTGAGAGAGACACTAACACCCTTCAGCTAATGACGGGTATTGTTTAACAAACAGAATAGATAATAGGAGATTACATTATGTTTCAAGGTTTAAGAACAAATTCTTTATTCTATGTCCTAGATAAGGGCGAAAACCCGAACTTGCAGATTGGTCAGGTTGTTTCGGTCAGCAACCCTCAGACAAAATACCCTACCTTCAATAATGGCTTCACGCCTCAGCCTATGGAAACTGTGGTTGATGTGAAGGTGAAGCTGAACGACGAGGAGGTGGATTTCAAGCAGCTACCTGCCAACGGACAGATAGCCAACGACAAGAACCTTGTGGTGAGCGACAACAAGGAAGCCATGAGTGCAGAGGTCGACACGATGCTGAGACAATCTAAGGCGATACTGGAGAGCGTAGATTACCACAAGAAAGTCGTTGATTCTTGTGAGGGAATGCTATTGCAACTCAACCCCCAGATAGCCAAGGAGAGGGAACAGACTGAGAAGATCAGCAAGCTGGAAGGCAAGGTTTCTGGCATGGAGGGCAAGCTCGACAAGATGATGGGATTGCTCCAACAGGCGATAACCAAGTAATCTCCTATCTATTCACTTTAAAAATCTTAAAATTATGATAATGGTTGAGATTACAGAAGACAAGTTTGATGGCTTGTATGAGAACGTGGAGAAAGGCTTGCGCTACTTGGATAAGGCGATGAATTGCCTGGGCGAAATGAAGCGTGAAGGCAGACGTGACCGATACGGCGAGCGCAACCGCATGCCCGATTACAGAGGTCGTGGAGGCAGAAGTGGTATGCGAGAGCATGAAGAGTACGACGAGATGCGCCAACGTGAAGACAGAGACCGTGGAGAACGTGAATATCGAAGCTACGGCGACGAGTATTAACTAACTTGGGGTTTGGTAGTGAAACAGATTTCGTTACCAAACCCTTTTTAATATCAGAAAGATTATGGAAAGAAAATACAGACAATCTTTGAACGCCTACGATTATCAGCCAGAAGAAATGAGGGCTTACCTTCGCTACAATGGCTGGCACTTTAATAAGAAGATGTGTGAGTGGGCAGTGAAGCAGATGCGGAAGAATGGTAAGCCTATCCGCATGATGAGCAAGGATGATATTGAGGACATTCTGAAGAAGAACAATATCGTGCTAGAGAATAATGTGGGCTACGATGCGGTTTACATCGCACACATGTGTCTGGCTGATTTCTACGGCTCGTCTATAACAGAAGAAAAGCAGATGGCTCAGTTCATCAAAGACTACGTAGATGATGAGGATCAGCAGGATGGTTTCATCTTCAACCGCTTCTATGCAGACACATCATTTAATGGTGTGGGCATTCCTTGGGAAGAGATTTTGTAGTTTATAGTTGATAGTTTAAAGTTTATAGTTTTGACTGAGCAGGAGATTTACTTGGAAAGGTATGACTGGACGGTACATGTGATGTATGATGTTCATTCTAAGGATGCCATGAAGGTAAGAAGGTATCTTCGGGATTTGGGATGCAGCGGCATTCCTCTCGAAGATGCCTGTAATCTCGTGCTCGAAGGTGAAGCGAATAAGGGGATAACCTACTCTAATGTTGATATAAGAAAAACGGTGGTTGTTATAGGATGGGCTACTTCAAAGGCTGAATACATGAACAGCCTCAGCCACGAAATGCTGCATGTAGTTCAGCATATTTCCGAGCAGTTCTTGATAAATATGTATGGGGAGGAGGCTTGCTATTTGCTTGGTGGATTGGTGCAGGCTTGCTGTAAAAGAAAAGGGTGAATCTTTTGACTCACCCTTCTTCTTTATCTTTATGACTTACTTCCCATACTTTGGTTCCTCATACACTAAATTATGCTCATCTACGTAAGCCTTAGCTTCTGAGTATGTATCAAACTCTACTGCGGTGGCATTCACTGATGGGAATACATCAGCATTGTTACCTTCCTCTGTGAGAGGGAACACCATCTTGGTTCCCTCATGTACTACCTTATACTTCTTTGTTAACTTATTCATATCTTATATTGTTTAAATATCTAAAACTGAAACTGTATAGCCTAATTCTTGTAATTTGGAGACTGCTGTATCAGATGCTGATGTTCTCTTTCCTACAACTTGAATGTACTTAAGCGAAGGGTGGTCGCTATCTGTAAATCCTTTTTGGCATGATGCTTGATTTTTTAACATGGCATCAACATCGGAAATCCTCGGATTGCCATAAATAGCTAAAATTTTGGAGTTTGAAGCTCTGTTGTTTGCCCATGTAAAAATCTGTCCGTTTGCGCTATTTAAGCCCAAAAATCTGGCAGATGGTGCCAGCAAAGACAAATCTCCGCTTACATTTGTATTATCCAAATTTAATATATCCAATTTTGTAAGCGTTTTTAAAGAATCAATTCCTCCATCAACATTACTTCTCGAAAGCGAAATTTCTGTTAAGTTTAACAAATTTGAAAGAGAAGAAATATTACCACTAACGCTGCTACGATTGATTGATAATTTTGTTACTTTAACCAAATCTGATAAATCAGATATATCCCCTTCTGTTCCTGCAGGCAGAGTAATGCTTTTCAAATCTTTAGAATACTTGAATCCACCAACGTCTAAGAAATAGTTTGCTCCATTAAGCTGGATAAAAGTAATAGCATATTTGTTAGCAATAGAAATTTCGTAATCTCCATTGCTAAATTTCAAATCTGCAATATTACCTGCTGAAACAGACTTAACCTTACCAAGGTTTTGGTTATTGGAATCTGTAAAATATCCATCACCGATAATCTGAACTTCTGTATCTTTGTTAAAACTAATGGATAGGATATTACTTCCATTACTTGGAGATTCCAATTTCTTGGTTTTGATTCTAAGCTCTCCAATTTTTAATAATGAACCGTTATTAACGATTCCATTAAGTTTTGTTACTAAACATTTATTCATAATAGTACTTTTTATTTATTTAACCATTGTGTATCTAACCATTTTAACCTTCTGGATATAGCGTCAACCAACTGTTCATAAGAAGGATTGCCATTAGTCCAAATGGTTCCCCATTTTTGATAATCTTTTTCATATACATATCTAGGTACAGAAATTATCTGTTTCTTAAAGTATTTAGAAATATTTAAAACAGACAGAAAACCTTCGTTTCTCCATTTTGTATACAGTTCTTTAATCTGAGATTCATACTCTGCTCTCATGTCCTTTAAAATGTCACCAATGAATACTGAACCTTGAAAATATGCGTCATCTGTTTTGACTAAATGATTCCATGCATCCAGGCCCAACGTGATATCAATATCCCAAGGTATAATGCTCCAATGTAGCCCATCCCAAGTAAGAACGTTATAATTATTTCCATTTATATCCTTAGAATGAAGGATTTCTTCAAAAATAATAAATACAAGCCAATGAGGTAGCACCATAAATTCATCTACATTAGCTTTTTGTGTACCAAAGTCTTTTGTGAAATCAAAGAAACGGGTAATGCTGTTCAAAACCTCTGTATCACTTATTTCACCTCCAGCTTCATATCCTTTAATTTTTGGATTTTTTACTTCCCACCCATCAGCAGAAAAGCCTTTGTTAAAATATCCTTTATAGTTGTAGGTATCTAAGAATATCTGTTTTTTGTTATTCTTAAACATGGCATAATTCTGCCGAGTTTTTTTAAGTTTCAATGTATACAAGCCAAGGAACTCCTCATTTATATAACAAGCGCAATTAAAACCTTTAGGTGCATAAAACGCATCTTCAATATTTATAGCGTCTTTATTATATTCCTGCTCCAAGGTTAATGGAATATTGTTAAACTTATTATATGGATAATCAAGATGCTCTATCATATCATGCCATAAAGCATATCCTCCCAAATCTCGACAATGAAGTGTATCTGTAGCATACGCTTTTAATTGAAATGAATCCGTTGCTATCATATCACCGAATTTTATTGACAGAGCCTTTCCATTTTCATTGTATGGTTCAAAAGTATATCCCTTTTTCGCATAATTAGTAGAACCATGTCCTTGTATAGAAAGAGTACAGTTGCATTCAAAAATCACAATTCCTTCCTTCTTAAACTTACATCTTAATGATGTCGGCTTTCTTTCATCGGATAAATCAGTAGGAAGTTCTCCAGTAAACCATAATTCGATAAATGCTGGTTTATCTAAGTATATTGTTTCATTTGTACTTTCCTTATATATATTATTCAAGTCATCAGAAGAAACTTTACCTGCAACAACTTCTTCGGTTACTGTTTTTTCAATAACGGCTTTTTTTTCGTGTATAGTACCTTCTTTATCCCTAAAAGATATAATCTTACCTTCCTCGTCTGTTTTTATATCCATTCTGTCTTCAGGGTCTTCCACAACAGTGTTAGCATCTGCAAAACAAGAATCAATGAGAGACTTGCTTTTCTCTTTGTCTACTTTGTTTTCAATAGTCTCTGATTTAACATTATGGATATAATGGCTGCCATCTACATTTGTTGAAGATAGAATCTTACCTTCTGCATCAGTCTCAACTTCCAGATACTCCTCATTCTCTATTTCAGAAAGATGGGCTGTACGCTCTTTGATATCTGTTATACCAATAATGGCATTGGCGATAAAGGTACTAATGTCAATACCACCAACAACCATGTGACCATCATCAGCACGGAAACCACCAAGAACCTTATTCTCTGCATCAATGATAGCATAAAGCCATTCCTCATTGGTTATTACAGAGTACATTTCATGGTTAGGGAAGTATGGCTCTCCATCATATTTGATTCCTGTAAGTATTCTGTTTTCTGCATCTACTACTGCTATAATATACTCATCATTAGAAATATAGAAGAAGCTGCCAGCAACATCAAGATTTATCAAGCCCTTACCATCTTCCTTTGGCTGGAAGGTTTTAAGATTTTCATCAATACTTGAAAGAGCTTCCTTGATAGCCTTAATATCATCGAGCCACTGAGCCTTTGCTGCCCAACAAGTACCATCTTGCTGAATACCAAGAAGAGGATGATTTGCAGTATCAAGAATAACCCAAAGAAATTCCTCGCTTTGAGATATGTGATACATATCATTTTGAGGATAGTATGGCTTACCAGTATCTCTGTAGATACCAAAGAGAACTCTATCATCAGCATCAGTGATGGCTTTTATAAACTCTTCGTTCTCGATTACTCTAAAGCACTCCTTTACTTCATCTTCAATGAGAGACTTGCCTTCTTCTTTATCTACCTTTGTATCTTGAAGATTCTTGATTTCGTTGTCTTTGAGTGACTGAATTTTCTTATTCAGCGATTCTATCAACTCTGTGCGAAGTTGGGTGATAGATTCCTGGATGGCGGTATCGGTAGCGATCAGTTCCTCTATTTTCTTCTGGATAGGACGAGGAATACCGACTGCCCAGTCTATACTACCATCTACACGGATTCCCCAAAGAAACTTGTTTTCGGCATCTGTGTAGGCGCGCAACCACTCCTCATTGGTTTCGTAGTGACCGAGATTATTAACAAGTTCATCAATGGCATTCTGAATGTTTTGAGCATCAAGACCGCTCTGTGTATTGTTGTAGGTTACTGCTGAACCTACAGATGCACCACCGCTGATAGCTATGCCATCTACGGTGTCCTTGATTTGCTTGGTCTTGGTTTGCAGGTCGGAAATATCATCATCGTTAGAAGAGATTTGCCGCTGATGATCTACAAGCGTGCTATCTATATTCTGTATCGTCTCTATGAGATTTTTAGGAAGACCTGCTGCCGCCTCGAAGATTTGAAGCAGTTCCTTGTCGAACTTATCCTGTGTAACGGATTCTGGTGCTAACTTTGAATTAGTAACAGAACCTTCGGCAAGTTTCTCTGTTGTGACAGACTTGTCGTTGAAGTCGGCTGTCTTAATCAGCGGCACCTTCGTTCCAAGCTTTTCATCTTGTCTAAATGTAGGCATATTTTATTTCTTTTGGTTCTGTAGAAGTGAATATTTGAATTTGGACGGTATCGGGAAGGATGGAGATACGAAACTCGAAGGACTGGGTGTCCTTGTGGCGACGTATCGGGATGCGAGGGAAATTTCCCTTATCATCTGACTGACGGATAACCACCTTTCCTTTTTCCCTTAGCGTGATTCTTAGGAAAATATCACGGCGAAGAGTAAGGATTGGAGTTACCCATGCAAGTTCATTGGCATCGTATGTGGCTGTTACATTCTCCATATCGTCTTTATTTTGAGGTTTGATTTACGCCTAGCTGTTGCAGGGCGATGGTGTACATCTGGCTAGCCTTGGTATCATCGTAGGCTGAGAGGAGCAGAAAGGCGATATAATAGATGAAAGCATTCTTTAGTTTGTCCGGAATGGAAACATCTGTTGTGGAAGCGTCTGTGCTCACAGACTTAGGTACGCCCACATAAGTAATGACCGCCGTTGAAGTCTTGGGCTGCATGAGGATCTTGATTGGATTCTCTCGCATGATGGCAGCCTGTGGGCGATCAATGGTACCCTTGGCGGTATCGTCGTACATCATAAGAGCTTCATCATCGGTATCCTCTACTGGGGTGACTGCCTTATACCAAGAAGCGCCACGAATGCGGTTGATGGTAATAATCTCCATATTGGAAGGCATGGTGATAACACCGATGTTGTGATTAGAATCAAAATCGGACACCTGAATTGTGTCGGAAGTCGAGCCTATGCTCTTGGAATCGGACAGGACAGGCGAAGATGCAGCAGTAATGGCTATCCAATGCAGGGCATCGTTTATCTTCGACTTGATGATGTTGTCCATATACAAATCATCCTTCTCATCGGTGATTTCCGATGTGTTGTTGGATTCCTCGTCTATGCACCAACGTACTGCCTTTATGATTTCCTCTATACTCATTTACACCTTATTATATATATTACTCCTTGCCGTAATCAGGGAAAATAATACCAGCCTTGTCTGCATGCTTCATAGCAGTTTCAAGAGTTCTGCAATCCTTGTCAAAACGGTTGTTTATGTAATTAATAATTTCTTCTGATGTACGGATACCTGTTACCTCCTCTTTCTGTGACTTTTTTGTAGTCTTCTTTGCCGGCTCATCTACGGTAGACTTTAATGCGGCATTCTTTTCTTCTTCGAGTTTAGCCTTTTCACCAGGGTACTCCTCTTCCTCATGGTCGAGAACAATAGTATTGTTGGCAAAAAGCAAGCTAGACTCTAGAAGTTCCTGACAGTATCGGTTTCGCAGCGTAAGTGAAGGATATTTGTTTATAATTACATTACCATTTGCGAAAGGATAGCGAACCTGATTACCCTGCTTACCTGAAAGCAGATAGCTAATGCTATTTTGATTTACTCGTGCTTTATATGTCTTAATCATATTTATTCTTTATAAATGGTGGGCAGGGCAACATGCTCCTGCCCACCGATGGTTTATAGTGATAATTTACTGCGCTGTATCTTGACCAGCGTAGAGAGTCCAAGCGGTACCAGTATAGTACAAAACTGTACCTGCCTCATACTTGACATCATCAGCAGGTGAATTAGTACCCTTTAGGGTGTAGTCTTGCGTGAGCGCAACCTTCATACCTTTTGATGGAGTCTTAGGAAGTTCCTTAGCAGAAATGATGGCATTAAGTGACTCTGTGGCAATCTTAGCAATCTTATCAGCAGGACCAACCAAGATTGAGTTGTAACCACGAAGTGCAACACTATCTGCCTCCTGATGAATCCATCGCTTAGCGTCACGGACCTCACCACCTCCCTTAGACATATCATTGGTCTGCTCCTTCTTGCCAATCTTGACGTATCGGCGAGAAGCCTTAGGGTCAAAGATAACCATGAAGTCTGACATACCCAAGAGGTCGAGAGTCTGAGTCCAAACGAAATCAATAGAACCGAAAGTGTCCTTGAATCGCTTGAAGGTAAGGTCGAACTCGTTGTGATTAATGAAGTCGTTCTGATGGCTACCCTCCAACTTGATATTCTCCAAACGTTCTATGGCGTTCTTACCACAGAAGGCGAAACAACGATCATTCTCAGAGAATTCTGTGAACTGGAGTTTGGAAATAGCAATCATATCGCCAAGCGTGTAAGTGTCACCGATGGAGTACGTGTTGGTGAGCTGATTAATGATACCCTCAGAGGTATAAACATCCTCAATCTGTCCGTCGCCGGTCTCAGCCTTGAAACGAGACTTGCATCCAAGCAAATAAGTACGCTCAGCACGGAGGTTATATTTGATGATAGCATCGGTCTTCAAGTCGGCAACAGTAATAGGCTGTTCCTTCTTTACCTTCTCGTAGTCATCTGTAAATACGATGTTCAAGAGTTTCTTCTGAACATACACTTCTTTCTCGCGTGGCTGGAAGTTCTCTGGCGTAATGGTGAGCTGAGACTCAGAAGCAGCAGATGCACCAGCAAGAAATGTTGTGCCTACAGGAATCTCTGGACAAGTCATGTTGTCAAGATTGTCTCTTGTGTCTCCACTAACCTTCGGCTTTCCGTTGACAGCCTGCATAATTGCTTTTTTACCGTTAGCCTCAATTACATAAAGCATCAGTGTGCCCTCTGTCTTGGTCTGTGAGCCAGCAGCATAACCGGGAACACCAGAAGCAAAAACAGTAGTGCCTTTATAGAATGGGCGAATAGAACCAGAGAAGTTTGTTGAATTAATCTCGATGGTGTCAGCAGTTTCAATTTTCTGAATAGTCTGTCCATCAAGAGTTTCGCCACCAACACGCTGATGCGAGATTGACCAGTTCTTAATATTTACTGTTTTTGCCATACGGCGAACAACAGAAAGAAGCGGTGTTTTGAAAGGATAGAACTTAACAATCTCACTATCCCACTCCTTATCAAGCAAACCACCCTCACGAAGCTGTGTACTAGAAGCCTGAGAGCCTGTAAGGTCTTGACCATCTTTATTTCCACCAGGACTAAGTCTGTCGTTAGCTTTAGGATCTACTGGCTCTTTTGCGGCAACAGTCTCTTTACTTGCAGGATTCACACCCTCGTCACCAATTTGTGGCTCCACAAGGTCTGCTACAGCCATCATACCACCACCTGTAACTACGGCAACAAGCATCAGAATCATCTTCATGATGAACTGACCGCTCATAAAATTCTTTAAACAATTTTTCTTCATTTTATACATATATTTATGGATTAATTACTTCTAATATCATCAAAGAAACTTTCACGTTTCTGTTTCTTTGCCGGTTTGTTTCCTGCACCCGAACTAGAAAGTGAAGGAGGAATGCCTTCCGTGCTAGAAGAGCGCACCTTATTCTGAATCTTCTCGTTTCGGGCTTGCATAGCCGCCTCGTCGCGCGCCGAAGTGATGTCGGAATCGTAGTTGTTGGCGTTGTGGAGCATCTTCCAAATATCATCTGAAATCTCGCCACTCTCTACCTTGTCGTGAATCTCGTAAATCTGGGACCACATATCCTGCGCATCATCGGGATAGAGCTTCATCAGGCGTTCAAGCGACTTGCGCATGTTGGCAGTAACCTTCTCGGTAGCCTCGTTCTGTTTAGCCACGTCCTCATTGTGCTTGGCGAGAATCTCAGCGAGTTTCTTGCCGCCTTCAGGATCATCAAGCAACGTCTTTACGTCAATACCCAAGCGAGCCATCGCATCAAACGGATTGTCGTCCGGATTTTTCTCCATATCCATCGCCAGAGCAGCGAGCCACTTGTGCTTATCGAATACTTTAGACAATGCCTTACCGCTCTGTTCGTACTGTCCGAGCAAATCAGCATCATCATTCATTGCCGCATAACGAGCTTCCTTGTCTTCGAAGTCGATGTCAGAATGGCGATTAGAGAAGCGCTTGGAGAAAGCTGTACGATTAGGGCGCTCATCTACAGACGCTTCATCTGTAGCAGCCTCAGCAGGTGGAGTCTGTTGAGCGCTACCTTCCTCATTCATCTGTGCTAATTCTTCTTTTGTCATATCTCTATACTGTTTGAAACTTTTCGGCAAAAATGCAAATAATTCGAAGAAGTTTTGCCGTGCTCCAACCTTGCGCTTGGTGGTTGGTTGGAACACGGCAAAGAAAGCCATGTTTTTTCCTATTTTTGCGCCTATAATTAATAATGTATAAGAAAATGGCAAAGGCAAGAATACTGACACTTAGCAAAGTGATGCCTCAACATAACAAGTATGACTCGGTTAAGGCTCGCAAGCGAAGACAAGAACACGGCAAGGACGAGGAGTTACTCAGCCGATGCAGAAATGCTTGGAATAACCTGAGCGGTGTGCGAGAAACGAGGGCGAGAACGATGCGCTACTGTATGGGCGACCAATGGAGCGACACCATCAGAGTATACCATCATGGCTACTGGGAAGAAATGACGGAGCGCACCTATATGGAGAGGCGCAACCAGACACCTATGAGCAACAACATCATGGTGAGCATTCTGGAATCTATTGCCGGTCTTTATGCCAAGCAGGGAACGGAACCGGTCTGCTTTGCAAGAGACAGCGACTCCCGACAACTGAGCGACATGATGAGTGCCACGATGCAATGCAACTGGCAGACAACGTACATGCAAGATGTGCTGAACCACGCTATTAAGGACTATCTTATGGGCGGTCAGATGTTTGTCAGAGAGAGTTGGGAGGCGAAGGAACTTGAAATGCCCGACTCATGGACAGACGCGATGGAACCCGACCACATGTTTTTTGAATGCGGCAGCGACCCACGACACAACGACGTGAGCCTTATCGGTGTGCTGCATGACGTGAGCCGAGAAGACTTGTATCAGAAGTTTGCCAAACAGGAATATGGGCTTACAGAAGAAGACCTGAACGCCATCTTTGATATTTATCCTTCGGACGATAACAGTTACGGCTATGAGTTTAACGAAGAGAAGGCGTTGGAGAATCTCAGTTTTGACCATAGTAACAAGGGAAGACATTACTCTAGAGTGATTGAGGTGTGGACCACGGAAACCAAGCCAAGACTGCAATGCTTTGACCCGATTGCGACCACAGGAACCGGTGCTTACTTCCGCATAGATTTGGATGATACTGCGATGATACAGAAGCTGCGCAACGACAACATGAAGCGCAAGCAGCAGTATGACGAAATGGGTATAGCGGAAGAAGACAGGGCGTATATCACCAGCGAAGAGATTGCAGATAAGTACTGGTATTATACCTATATGGCGCCAGACGGAACTATCCTCTGTCAGGGCGAAACACCATACGACTACAAAAGCCATCCTTTCACAATGAAACTCTATCCGTATATCAACGGAGAGATTCATCCATTCCTTGCCAACATCATAGACCAGCAGCGATACATCAACCGACTGATTGTTATGAACGACATGGCTATCAGAAGCAGTTTCAAGGGATTCAAGATGATTCCTACAAATGTACTTAACGGCAGAACACCAGAGCAGTTTATGGAAGAGGCAGTAGAGTATGACGGATGGATATTCTACAAGCCATCGGTAAAGACACCGAATGTGAAACCGGAGATTATTACATCGAATGCCGTGAACATCGGTACGAATGAACTCTTGCAGATAGAGCTGAACCTGATTCGAGAGGTTACCAACGTGAGCGGTGCTTTGCAGGGTAAGACTCCATCGGCAGGAACATCGGCAGCCAGATACGCACAGGAAAGTCAGAATGCAACCACGTCTCTGTATACCATCCTTGCCGACATGGACGTGTTTACGGAGAAGCTGGCAACCAAGAAGTGCATGACTATCCAGCAGTACTACGAAGACGGAAGAAGGGTTTACGACCGGAACTTCAATACGGTTTACAAGTACGACCGCCTTTCGGCAAGAGATATTCACTTCAAGATCAGCATCAAGAATGCAGCAGCTACAGCAGCCTTCAACACGATGCAGAACGATACACTCGACAAGCTTCTTGATATGGGCGGCATCAACATCATCCAATATCTGCAGAACCTCAACGCACCATTTGCAGACAAGTTGCTTGCCAGCGTACAGGAGCAGCAGGCTCAGCTTGAACAGATGTATCAGCAGCAACAGGCAATGGCTCAGCAGCAAGGTGGCGGTCAGGTAGAAAACGGAATTGTGCAAGGTGCAGACCAGAATGCGGTAGCACAGGCACAGAGTGCATTAGGATATAACAGAGCAGCATAAGGTATGGAAGTACAGATAACGATAGAAATGGAGAAGGTGATGAGTGAGGTGAGCAAACACTTCGCTCTCATCGGAAAACGCCTGAAAGATAAGAACGGCGATACGATGTTTGCCAAGACCACCCTATCTTCGGAAGAGAAAGGTATCATGAAGCAGTATATCAACGCTGCGGCAGAAACATTTGTAGCAGAGCTGGCGCCACAAGTAACCTATTACAAGAACGGAGACTCGATGGTTATTAAGTTCGAAAACAGCAGATGGGCAGACGGAGAAGACGGTATTACCGTTCCATTTGAAGGCAACTTCATGGGGTATATGATAGCCTATGTATCGAATGCGGTATTGGGAATGACCGAGGCAGAGCTGGCACAGAAGTATGCTGCGGACATGGCTAATCATATAGCAGCTGCCATTAAGCTGATTTATCATAAGACTCCACCGGCAAGCAGCAACATGAGTCTGGCAGATATGACAGGAGAAGTAATCATTGACTAAAAAGGAAAAGATATGATCATAAAATTTCAAATCATCAAATCGGTAGTGATTGAAGCGGTAAAGGCAACAACCTACCTGAAAGCAAAGATAGATACTGCGGCAGACAACAATGCTGCAAAAGTAGGCTTTAACGAGGCTGCTGGCGACGACCAAGTACACGAAAGAGTGCTGACGCATGACTTCGATACTTCGCTGGAGATTGTGAAGACGATTCTTGCCGAGTATCTTGTGCCGAACGCACAGACCATAGGAGACAACATCATCTATTACGACAACAAGACGGATGATGTGGTAGAGTTTATCATCAACGCTTCACGAAGATGCAACGGAACGCTGACCGATACACTTGCCCGACTGGTGGCAAAGTATGTGGAAGACTACATGACCTTCCAATGGTGGACGAGAACCACGAATCTGAAACAGGCTGAGATTTACCAAGCATCACTCGCCATTGACGAGCAGAGCATCAGAAGATGTTTCGTTCTGAGTGGTCCGGCAGTTCCTAATGTCCCATACACCCAGCATCTGACCGCCAAGGTGGACGGAAGTGAAGGGGACGGAGCAGTAACCATTCGTATTGACGATATGGAAGTTACCCTATCCTACTCTATTGACGAAGGAACCATTGATGATATTGAGGCAAGAAGCAGCGACCCTAGCATCTTGGAAGTACACAGAAGTCAGGAGCCACATGCCTTCTGGCTGAAGCCTATCAATACAGGTGTGGCAATCATCACTCTGTTTTCCCGACACAGCGACAAGCTGAAAGTGGAAGTAGAAGCAACCGTAGCAAAGGAGGTATAAGATGGAGTTTAACAAATTACACCCAACACATTTTATCCGAGAGAGAGGATGGAAGCCCGAGCCAAATCCATTCTTGCCGAAGCCACGAAGAGCAGGGCACGGCTATTGGGATAAACACATCTTTATCTATGCCACCCAGCTATGGTATGATATAGATGCAAATACCAACATGGTAGGACGCGCAAGACGGAACATGAAGGACGCGCAAGGTGAAGATATTCCGACAAGCGAGAACGACCAGGAACGTCCGCTCTTTTACCGATGGTTTGACAAGTATATTAATAAGGTGGAAGCGAATCTGTCTGCCTATGTAATGAAACCAGAAGGAAGGGTAAGAGATAATGCCCTGAGAGAATGGGATGAGAAGGAGATATGGCTGAAATTTCCCGACTACTGGGATGATACCAAATATGATGCACTCGTCAAGCTGATACACGACTATATCGTGACCGGTGCGCTATACGAATACTTTATGCGCACATTGACGAGCAAGGACCCTCTGACGATAGACCAGATGAACCAACTGGACGAACTGGAGATAGACATCATAGACTGCGCCAACTCTACCAAGCCGGGCAGCATGATTCACACGTTGAAACCCTTCGGATAATAAAAAAGCGAGCGTATGGAAGATTTTGAAATGGATGAATTTAAGTCTGTAAGGGAGATACAGAAAGAGAAGAAGGAGAAGGTAAAGAAACTTCTCCCTGCAAGAAAGAGTGCCCAAAAGGAATATATACGTGACTGGCTGGCAAGGAGCCAAGAGCAGTTTGAGGATTGTATGAACAAACTGGCAGAGTATGATCCTAAGACATACGTCACCATCTACAAAGACCTTACCAAGCACATGATACCAAAGCAGACAGAAGTAAGCGTTACCCACGGTATAGATGCAGACTTCAAGCAGCTCATGGCACTCGGTATGACAACCGTAGAAGATGAAGACGAGGCAGACGTGCTGGATATAAGCAAAGCACCCGAGATACAGGATGCAGATTTCGAAGAACTAAACGATTTGACGGATGGCTCTAGTAACTGAACAGGAAATAGATAATCTCGTAGCGGAAAATCAGGAGCGATACGATGAGATTTATGGCACCTACGACCCTATGACGGGCGAAGGATGCTATAACTATGAGCATCGTGTGCTGATAGAACTATCCGATTTCTTCATTCCCAAGATGTGGGTTCCGAAGAAGACTGCCAAATCTGTTCTGTTCAGAGGTCTGAGAAAGATGGGCAGCCTGAAAGACTACATCAATTATGTGTTGCACCAGAAGGATGATGCCCAGCATTTCCAGATGCTTACCTTTGCCATCTGCAGAGTTAGGTTCATGGAAGACCCCGAGTTTGCCCTATACGTGACCGATAAGATTGAGGATAAGAAGACCGGTAAGATGATTCCTTTCAAGCTGAACTATCCTCAAAGAAAGCTACTGAAGATTATGGAAGACCTGCGGAATGCCCACAAACCGGTGTTCGTGGTTATTCTGAAGGCACGTCAGTGGGGCGGCTCTACCCTATCACAGCTTTACATCAAATGGATTCAGGACTATAGGCGCGATGGTTGGAATGCTATTGTGCTTGCCCAACAGAAGAATACCGCCAAGAAGATTAAGGCGATGTACCGAAAGGCTTTGGAGCGGCAGCCGGGGTGGACCGTGGGGCATCAGGGCGCAAAACTCCAATTCTCGCCATACGAAAATTCTCCCGACGATTTCCAAGTAACGGATGGTGTGAAAGCAATCAGACGAAGTACGCTGACGGTAGCATCCTTCGAGAACTTCGATTCTGTGCGTGGTAGTAACTTCCACTGTGCCCATTATTCGGAGGTAGCCTATTGGAAGAAGACACCAGAGCATGATCCTGAGGGTGTGATTTCTTCTATATCCGGTGGTATCGACCCATTGGAAGACAACGTGGAGATATTCGAGAGTACCGGTAGAGGTAATTCTGGTTTCTTCTACGACAAGTGCCAGTTGGCAATGGACCCAAAGAATAATGATGCTTATTCGTTCCTCTTTATTCCTTGTTTCTTCATCGAAAAGGATATGACTCCTGTAGAGAACAGAAGAGCATTTGCCAAGTGGCTTTTGCAGAACAGAGACCGAAGCACCTGTCCGAAGGGCTATCGTGAGACCGGCAAGTTCTTCTGGCGAATGTGGCAGAAGGGTGCTTGCTTTGAGGCGATAGAATGGTACAGAAACTACAGAAACAAGTTTACTACCCATGCGGCATGTGCTACCGAGGCACCTATTGATGAGGAAGATGCGTTCAGAAACTCTGGTAGACTGGTATTCAATCCTTATTCTATAGACGACATGCAGGCTTTGTATAAGCAAGATCCTAAGTTTACTGCCGACATCGTAGTGAACATCAGCGTGAAGGATGATAACACCATTCTGAACTCGAAGGTGAAGCTGAGAGACGATGGCGAGGGAGACTTGAAGATTTGGGCTGTGCCAAACTGTCTGCAAGTGGAGAACAGATATTTGGTGAGCGTGGATATTGGCGGTAAGAGTACGACATCGGACTATACCGTTATGACCGTGATAGACCGATTCGGTATGATTCCTACGGTGAAGGGCAAGCCAAAGGTGGTAGCGAGATACAGAGGACATGTAAGACATGATAAGCTGGCATGGATGGCTGCTGCCCTAGCCCATTATTATGATGATGCGCTTCTGGTGATAGAGAGTAATACTGCCGACCGAGAGAAGAACAATAACACGGAGGGTGATCACTTCCTGACTATTCTGCAGGAGATTGCCGACTACTACGATAATCTGTATCAGAGAACGAGCAGTTCGGAGAATGTGGAAGATAACGTGCTGGCGAAGTATGGTTTTCAAACCAACAAGCTGACGAAGCAACAGGTGATTGATAACTTGGAAGAGTTTATTGATGATAATCTGTATGAGGAGCCAGACAAGGAAATGTATCATGAGTTGCGCATCTATGAGCGACATGATGATGGCAGTTTGGGTAACATCGTGGGTAACGGAAACCATGATGATGTGGTAATGAGTACCGGCATCGGTCTCTTTGTGAGTCTTACGGACATGGAGAAGCCTAGCTGGAAGAAAGCGGAAAGAAGAAGCCGTGGTGGCGATGGTGTTCATACGGCGGCGAAAATTTAAGTCAATGTTAAATGTTGAATTATTATGGAAAGAAACTTAGAAAGACAAACTTTGAGCTTTAGCAAGGGCATGACGAATGTACCTAGCGACTTGCTTTCAGATGATTCTGAACTGCTGGAGAGTGACGGATTTATCTTTAAGGATGGAGAAATGAAGGCGGTACAGAAACCCAAATATGTAACAAACGGCAGACCTATATTATATATTCACAAAGGCGCTGATTACAGAACATACGTCATGCTCAACGAAAAAAGCAAATACAATGAAGACGAAAAAGATGAAATTATCTTTGCTAAAAGTAAAGAGGATGGAACTATCGAGTCTGGGCCATGGCAAGCATTCGAAATAGATGTTGAAATCTATGATGTAAATAGCGTAGGTAATACGGTGGTAGTCACTACAAGTGGCGGGTTGTACTATTTTGTATACAAGTCTAAGACCTACAAGTTTCTGAAAGATTTTCCTGAACTAACATATCAGTTTTCTTTCGAGAAACCGAGTTATGCAGGTTCGTTTCGACCAGACGAGTACGACAGAACTCTCATGAATGTAAGCAACTGCGTTGACCATACGGCAAACCAGACGATGTATTATGATGCGAACGGAGCATTTATAAAACAAGGAGGAACAGAACCTAGTGGCATGATCCAAACAGGTCAATTCCATTCTTTTTGGATTAAGTCAGATGGAACTAATGGTGCAAAATATTATAATGAGTTTCAGGAAACCGTACAGGGTCATGTGATGCAGGCGATTAATTGGGTGAAAAGCAAGAATATGTTTGCGTTCCCTTTTTTTATCAGGTGTGCATTCAAGCTATATGATGGAAGTTATACGAAAATAACAGCCCCAATCATCTGCTATCCTACGGTAAACAGAAATTGTCGATTTAGTTCAGCAACATTTGAAAACAAATACTATAACGATTTAAATCAAATGACTGGTACAGAAAGCATTTTCTACTTTATTGAATATAGTGAGCTTAGATTTAAATTCGGTTCGATAAGCGAAGATTGGAAAGACATCATCAAGGAGATTGTCGTTTTTGCTACAGAACAGGTTATTCCGTTCGAAATCAGTAAAGGCTGGCGTTTTTTATCTCCTAACGACACCCATAGAAAGCCATTTGCCAACTATGGATTTTCATCATACAAAGAAGATGTATTTAATTATGACCGCCCTTCGAAAATTATTCCTCATAGCGAGATACAGCCTACGTACAAAACGGACCGAGATATAATAGAAGAACTGAAAGGTAAGACGCAATTCTATAAATTATTCTCTGTCGGAATCAATACGAAGGGGTTAGGAGAAGGAGGAGAATGGCTTTACTCTGTGAACGGAACACATTACGGGCAGCCGACATTCATTGCAGACGGAGTAGTAAGCAACCTGTCTACACAAAGCCAACTGAAAGTAGACGATTACTATAGCTGGGCTAAGCTTACCTCAAAAAAGATTTATACTTACAATAACCGCCTACACCTTTATGATGTAGAGCGCTACCCTTTTGTCGGGTTCAAAAAGCTCGTAGGAAGAGAAGGTTCAGCAAGCGATAATAATTATATAATGTTTACGCATATTGTATCAAATTGGGTAGATACCTGGACTATGAGAGTAATAGGAATAAGTGACTCTTTCTTGCGTGGCTGGTTTTATTATCCGGATCCTAATGCAAAAGAAATCATATTGTACGGCTCTGGCAAGTATCTGAGCATACCTCTAACAGAACACCCTTTTCTGAACGGAGCTTATTCTTTTACCAACCTTCCTTCAAAAGATGGCGATGCAACTTTTGAAACTATAACAGAAGAAGAACTTCAGGAAAAGACAAAAAACATGAATGTTCCTGAGGTTTTAAACTCACAGATATTTACTTCTGTCGTAAACAATCCATTTGTTTTCGAGGCATCGGGCGATAATACGATAGGTACAGGAAAGATAATAGGAATAGTTGCCAACACGGAAGCAGTGAGTCAGGGACAGTTCGGTCAATATCCTCTATTAGTGTTTACTGACGAAGGAATATACGCAATGAGCGTAACATCAGAAGGTCTTTATGGAAGCGTTCATCCTATTTCAAGAGAAGTATGTAACAATCCGGATAGTATTACGCCAACAGACAGGCTTGTATACTTTACATCTGACAAAGGACTTATGGCTATATCTGGTGGTACCGCAAAATGCGTAAGCACGTCAATGAGTGGGAAGATTCCAAAGAACTTTAAGAAGCTACAGACAGAAAGTTTCTTGGATTTCTTAAAGAATTGCATTATAGCTTATGACTATAGAGATTCGCTGCTGAGAATATACAAAAAGAGTAAAGGTTGGTTTGAGAATGAATCGGGAGAGCAGGACTTTGACGAGAATGAGAAGATATACTATATATATAATATGGTAGACGGTACATTCGGTATGTCTGTAGCAGATGCGCCTATTGACAAAATAGCAAACGACTATCCGGACAACGTTGTGCAGGATATTGCCATGTCTATCTTCACGTTGACAGGAAAGCCGGACATCAACGAAGATACAGGAAGCTATAGCGGATCATTTACTACCAGACCTTTGAAGCTGGGCGGCAGCATGACGTTGAAATCGCTGAGAGCGGTGAAGCATCTGTTTGATTCGGACGAAGGTACGATTGGGCTGGAGATATACGGAAGTAACGACTGCAAGCACTGGTGCAAGCTGCCAAGCGTCGGCGGCAAGCCTTGGAAGTATTTTACTTTCAAGTATACGCTGCAGAACTTCAAGGCTGCTGATTCCTTTGCTGGCAGTATTGTAGAGGTACAAAGCAGACGAGAAGACAAAATGAGATAATTCTTTCATACGCGCTAATTTATGATAACATGAAAAAGGCGGCTGCTCATCACGAGTGGTCGCCTTTAAAATGAGTTATGAAATACATTTTTAAAAACATGATTCTCTTTATATGTGTGTTATCTGTTTTTGATATTATTTATGCAATATGCTACGATGTAGCCTAATACGAAGCAGTAAAAATGCAGAAGTCCGTTGACATTCGGCACGGCCATGGTGCAAATAATGAACGGCATCGCTTTCTTTAATGCCTCTTTCCATCGCCCTGTCCTACCCCACATCAAACCGAAGGATGCGAATAGGAAACCGGAAAGCCCCATTGTAGGCTGACTAACATACATGGGCAGCAGACTAGCGGCAGAGGCAACAGCCAGAGAAGTGACTGGTTTCATATCGTTCTTTATCTGCCAAAGCACCAGAAGGTTTACGGCAAGATGAAATCCGTTGACATGGAAGAAGCTATACAGGATATGGTTCTGCCAAGGGCAACCAGGATAGAAACCGACGTGCCAAGTACACAGAACGAGGCAGATGATGCTAAGCACCAGCTTTGTTCGAAAGTTTCTTCTTACGAAGGTCCATTTCTCTGTAATTTTTTCCATACTTCTTATAGTAAGCGAAAATGAATTTGAGATTACTTGGCTGGATAAAGAACTCGGGGGCAGGCTCAGAAACAAGGAACTGGCAGATAAACCATAAAGATTTGCCCACGAACTCCTTTCGCTGCGTCATTTCGTTCATCCTATTGAACAGCGTGTAGTATAACTTCTGCCGAATTGGCTTCATGCTATCCACCTTTGAGAAATCGCCGACTGCCATTCTGCGGAGTATATCCCAAGCTCTTTTGGGAGAAACATAGTATCTCGGAGCAGGAGAATGAACCACCTTTTCCCAAGCCTCCTGTTGAGAATGGCAATTAGGAGCTATCTCCCGATACGCCTTCATCAGATCATCCCTCTGTCTGTCAATCAATTCGTAATTTGCTCTTGCCATATAAATGCTGCATTAAGATGCTGCAAATATACATATTATTTAGAATATGACCAAATAAGAGCATAAAGATTTAAATAAGTTTAATATTAGACTGGTTTTCATGGTGTTACGAAAGAAAAAGCTTATTTTTGCAACAAAATGAGAAGCAAATATCAGAAAAAGTTAGCAAAAAGTAAAACTAAACCATAAAATCATAACAAAATGAGAACAAAGCAGGAAACACCTCTCTCGGAAGAGGAGAAAGCCTTAGTAATGGAAGGCTTATTGAGTAGGAAGATTTGGAGGTTCTATGAACTTCTAGCAAAGTGGGCACCCATACCATTGATGTTAGGTCACTGGTACGGCGTATGGGACTATGGGCACTATCCCTAGACCAACAGTTATAGATACCGATTTAAACGGAAACTGCATCATCTGGATTTATGTACTGGCATACATTTATATGCCACTGACCATGATACCGGTAAGTTTCTTCTTCAGATACTGCTGGATATTCCGCATTCCGTTCTTCTATTTTTTCGGTATCAACGCTATCAGACTATACTATCGGCACTGGCTCATCACTCCCGAGCAGTTGGAGATGCACCATGTGTTTATCATATTCACTTTAATGCTTTACGCTTATGGATTTATCAAAATCGCTCTATCGAATAGCAGAATCTGCCTTTGGGATGCTAAGAAACGATGAGTGTGGGTTTACAGAGGAAGAAGAGAGGATTGTGCAGAGGAATCTTCTTTACTGGATGGAAAGAAAGCATCACTTTGACGAGCAACTGGGCAGAGCCTGCATCGCCAACATCTATTATTTTGATGATGATGTTCACAAAAAGTATGCTCCTTACTTCGGGTTTGATGAGTTGAAGGAGGACTATGAAAGGTTATCATGGAACATACCGGACTACAACTTCTGGGATTTTGCGGTAACGATGAATAAGATGTATGCTGACCATATAGACGTGGTGGGCAAATGGTCGAAGAACAAAGATACCACAAGAAAAAGGATTTCGGAACTGGCTATCAGTTTCCTCTGTGACGAATCGACAAACCACCCTACGGATAAAATCTGGTGGTACATGAACAGCTAAGTTGGAACACGGCAAAAGCTATTGAAAAGCCTTTTATCTTTGTAGCCATTAATCAAAAATAATGATATATGGCAGAGATAGTACATACATTTTTACAAGAGCACCTGTACAGATCGGCATTGGTTATTGCCATCTGCATGGGTGCTCTTATCATTTCTATGGGCGTGGACCTGTTCTTTGGCATCAAGAAAGCGAAAGAAAACGGACTGGCTACGACAAGTAAAGGATTCAAGAAGACTTGCGATAAGGCGAGGAAATACTTTTCTCCCTTCATGGTGACGGTCTGCATAGACCTGATAGCCTGTACGGTTCTCCCCTTCCCTGTCTTCTCTATGATATGGGCAGGCTATTGCGTGTTCTGTGAATTTGTAAGCGTAAGGGAGAAGAGCTGGCAGAAGGCTGAGATACGGAAGCAGGAGAAGACGGTAAGCATTCTTCTGGAGAACAAAGAAGACTTGGCAAGGGCTTTTGCCGAGATTATGAAGGAGCAGGGAAAGGAGGAGAAGAAATGAGACAGATAAAGAGAATTTTTGTTCATTGCAGTGCCTCTTCTCAGAAATGGGGCGTAAAGGAACTTTGGGATGAGTTTAAGCGCAAAGGCTGGAATAACCCAGGGTATCATTACGTGATTACTGCTGATGGTGGGATTCACCAGATGCTGCCGGTAGAAATGGTTAGCAACGGTGTGAAGGGATATAATGCTACGGCTATCAATGTGGCTTATGTTGGCGGCATCAACAAGAAGGGAAAGGCGGTAGACAACAGAACTGAGGAGCAAAAGAAATCGCTAATCATTCTGCTCACTCAGCTGAAGAAGAAATATCCGAATGCCGAAATCTTAGGGCACAGAGATATTTCGCCCGACAAGAATCATAATGGCGTGGTGGATCCTTGGGAGAGAATTAAGGAGTGCCCTTGCTTTGACGCTAAAGTTGAATACAAAGAGATATAGCTTATGAAATGGTATGACATAAGGTTTTGGAAATGGGCTTGCATCGGCTTGATGATTGGAATTATCCTATTGGCATTTACTGGATGCAAGACGAAGGAGTATATCAAGGTTCCTTCTGTTAGAACTGAATACGTATGCAGAACTGATACTTTTGCTAAGTTGGATAGTATCTACATGAAGGATTCGGTATATGTTTTTCAGAAAGGTGATACGGTTTTCCATAATAAGGTGGTTTATCGGGACCGGTATCATAATATATATAAGGTGAAGACGGACACGATCATCAAGAGGGATTCTGTTGCCGTGCCTTATCCTATAGAGCGACAACTGACGAAGAACGAGCAAAGGCTGATGTCGCTAGGCAGATGCTATATCGCCTTTTTGTTCATACTGGCGGCTTGCGAGATTGGGTTCACTCTCTGGTACAGAAACAAAAAGTGCTAGCTTATGGCGAAGATTAGCGAAGAACTGCAGATGATTGATTCGCTCCTGATGGAATTTCATGAGCGGATTCAGAGCGGAAGATGCTTAACTAACAAACAGCAAAATGCTTTCATGTTAGATTTTCTGCACCGCATCGCCAATAAGGACGAGCCTATCAGCAAGGCTGAGGCATGCAGCTATGTTCGTGTTTCTAGGGCTACCTTTGACCGCCTTGTGAAAGAAGGCAGGCTGCCAAAGGGTAAAAAGCGGAAAGGATGGACCGAGCTAGTTTGGTACGAAAAGGATTTAGATAAATATATAGATAGATTGGTATAGATTTTACTTTTTTATTTTTGTTAGTTGTATTAATTAGGTTTTAAGTAGATTGTTTCATTGCAAAAAGAAATCCCCACTCGGCTGTGATAGCTGGGTGGGGATTGTGGGTTATTTATTTCATGAATGCCATCCAAATAGTTTGGTTCTTGATGGTGGTACGATGTCCGAATATAGGTTTGTAATCGGTGATAGCCTTTAGTACATCACTAACCTTTATCTGTTGCTCGTTCCACTTAAAAATGAGTGTTCCGTTTGTTTTCAGCACCCTCATGCCCTCATGGATAGAATCGTTGATGAATGCTTGCCAATTTTCGGGCAGCTTACCATATTTCTTGCATAGCCAAGAGTTCTGTCCTACCTTTAACAAATGAGGAGGGTCGAATACAACCATATTAAATGTTTCATCTTCGAATGGTAAATTAGTGCAATCGGCTATCATATCGGGTTGTACGTCTAATTTGCGTCCATCACATAATGTGTCATGATATTCTCTTATGTCTGTAAAAAGAACCTGTGGGTCTTGTCGAAATAAAACATACGAGATCCGCAACACATATCTAATATTCTTTGTTTCATACGCTACTTTTTGTTAGTTTAATCGCCTTTATAAGACGGTGATCTCCTGCTATTTTCCCGGAATCTTTCTTTCCATGGTAATAACCAAATCTATAAGCCCAATATCGGGTTTTATAGACTTTCTTCATTATCTTCTTTGCTTGTCTAATCTTCATACACCAACTAAATTTCCAATCAAATGATGGACGTGCTTATCGAAAGCAATTCCATACTTGAACATTTCTTCAAAAAGCATAAGACGTTCCTCGTTGGTAGCCAACCGAGTAGATTTCTTTTTATCCTCGGTCATTGTGAAATGAGAGCCTACCATTAAATTCTTATATTCCTTATGGAGATAAAGATAACAGAACAGATTATGATATTCTGGTTTCCAACACTTACATAACACAATCCAATAATTATCTATCACAACTATATTGCCTTCGGCAACAATATCTTCAAACATATTATTTTCCATACGCTACTTCTTTTTACGACAAGGGCAACTTTCTGCGTGAACAACGCAAACACCATGTTTCGTGTCCACAACCAGATAATCGTGTCCTTCCTCTGTGAATACTGACATACCAATCTTCTTTGCAGGTTCATTGCTATTAGCCAAAGAGCGAATGCCCTCAAAAATCAATGCTCCTACAAACAAACACAAGACAAACCAAACGGCTGACTTGACTAAATTTAAAATCTTATTCTTCATACGCTACTTCTCCTTATCGAATTTGTTGCCAATTTTTTCTATCTTACAAGTTTTTATAACATCGTGAAGCCAATAAGAATGTTTATTCTCGCAGACCGCCATAAAAGCACAGTTACCTTCCGACCAAATCACTTCGGCAGTATGGTTAAACCCTACAAAATATATTAGGTCGTGTTCAAACAATTCTTTACCTTCACAATCTGTCAGCCCTGTGTACTGGCAGACTGTTGAAGGGTCAACTTCTGATACATTAAATCCGTTTCTTAATATGGCAATCTTACCATCTTCTTTATGGATTAAATCGCCTTGTACCAAAGCTCTATCTAAGATACTCTTTGCCTTAAACTTTATATTTTCTATTTTCATACGCTATTTTACTTTCGTGAATAATATCCTATTATAAACCCTATAGCAGTCGTACAAGAAAAAAGAAAAATGTCAAATAACAATTCAGCCATAAGCTATTCCTCCTTTCCGTCCACATTGTTATCTCCAAGAATATCATTGATTTTCTTTTCGATGAACTCATCAGAAGCTAGTTTCTTAATAAGTTCATCTATATCAGGTAACTTTGCATCAACTCCATCTTCTTGATTTTTGGAGGCAACATATTCCTTTAGTGTTTTTACCCAAGAACTATTTGCCATATCTGCCAATGATTCCTTTTGGCTTTCATAGGCTTTCTTCAACTCTCCGTTATCACGGAAATATCTGAGCACTTCCGTCAAAGAGAGAATAAAGTTCTTGTCAGACATCGGGTTGCTCTTTGCCTCTTCCAGTTTTAGCATCAGGAAGAGTAATGATGCATGTAATTTTGTTTTGTCCATAATTAACCCTTTCTTCTACGATTCTTGATATGTAATGCTAAAGCGCAAAACGACAACAATAGCACTAATAATTGTCCTGCTTCCATATTACTTACTTTTAAGTTTTTCAATTCTTTTATCACAATTCTTTACCATTCGTTTGAAGAAATCTTTTCTCTTCTCCAAGACGAAGATTTGGTCGTACTTACCAACATAATAATCTCCTGACAAGAGGTCATTAATGTATATTCGTACGACTTCTTGCGACCAGTTATCTATAAAAAGAAAATAGGTATCACGATTAGGGTGTACCATGAGGTACTCATAGAAGTGGAAATCGTCATTTTTAATAAATGTCACTCCGCAACCTTTTGTTAACTGACTTATGTCTTTTAATACTTCCATATCTATTTCTCCTTTCCGTATAAAAGTTCAACACTCTTTCTTAGCACTGCCTCTATATGGTCTCTTTCGAGGTCTCTGGGTTGTCTAAGAAGCCATTCTATATCTCCGTCTATCAATTTTTGATAGGCTCTCTTACATATTTGCATGCTCATATTTATCTCTTCCAATATTTACCAATTAAATAACCGATAACTCCACCCATAAAAGCTATATACAGAATAGCTAGGGTAAGAATAACATAAAATCCAATCATAACTATACTTATTTAAGTTCTACTGGCTCATCTTTCCAAGACAATTCTCTTCCGATGAGCTTTTTGATAGAGCCTTGTGGAAGAGGAATTATCTGGGTTTTATCATTGCCCCATAACCTACGGAATAATTTCTTCGGTCTATCTGAAAGAATAACTTCCACACCATGATAATTAACTGCTAACCATGCCATATTTATTCCTCCAATTTTGGGCTCCAATATTTTGTCCCACAGTAATCTTCCCCACATAGCTCTCTACTGTTCTTATACTGACAATTAGAACAACTTCGCTCGCTCGGATTCCACAGCATAAAAGAAATTGCATTACGAAAACCTTGGTCATATATCGCTTGTTCAAATGCGTCAAAATCTTCCGTATAAGCACCTTCTTCTTTTGCCTGTTGAATTATTTCATCTATTTTTTCATTAATTTCCATAACTATTCCTCCAATTTTAAATCAGTTCCACAATTACGACTGTCTTTTAGGAAGTCATTAACTTCTTCCTTGTAGGAATAACCACAATCCTTCTGAAGAGCCTTTATCTTCTTATAACCGATACCAGCTTCACGGCAAAGTTGTGCAGCTAGACTATAATCTTTGGCGTAGCCAATTATGTTTTGAATAACTGACCACTGACCTCGCTCGAAGTCAGTAACGCTATCATCTTGTGGAATGCCCAATGCTTTGTGGCATAGCCCACACACTCTAACCATTTCTTTTTCAAGCTGCTCAAAGGAGTACTGTCTCCAGTGATATGTAAGGTAGCTTGCACTACCTAATGCTTCTTTAACTTTATTATTCATACTTATTCATCCAACTTTTCAATAGGTTTCCAATGAGTTATATTGAACGCAATAGCCCAAAGAAATCCATTTTCATCTGTATTCCAACCTTTGCATTTAGTCCTACTTGTCTTCAATACAATTTCAGGATTTTCTTTATTTGTTACCAAAACGCTTTCATCGTAAGGTGGCAGTCCATCCTCAACAGATACCCAGTCTGACTTTACTAACTCTATCAAAGCATCATGCAATAAGCTATTTGCCTTTCTCAAAGGAGCATTATGCTTATCGCATCCAAATTCCAAGCTATCAATATTGCTGTTGATAACTTCTTGTATCAGCTCTTTAACTTTCTTCTTATCCATAGTTACAAATTAAAATATTCACGTATCTGCTCACCTGTCATGCGATATACCTCAGATATTCGGCAGTCTCTAATTGGGCTATCCCATGCACCGATATATTCATCATTACAACTACCATCAGCAACACGCTCTACGGCTTCTTCTGTTCCTGTTGCAAATCCAACGCTTAAAAGTTCCTTTTCCTCGTCACTAAGCCCTTTTCCTTCCAAAGCAATATTTAGAGCGATTTGCAACTCGTCATGAGCCTTATCTGAATAGCCTATAGCCTTATCAATATGACTATTGATTGATTTCTCTTTCTTATCCATAGTTCTAAATTGTTTCTTGTTTAATCACTTCGTCAAGCCTTGCCCCCATCTTCTGAATGATGTTGTCAATGGTTTTGCCTTGATAGTCGGCAGCTATCTCTTGGAGGACTGCGAGTTGGCTTGTTAGTCTGAATCTGTTTGATACTGTTATACACTAATTCTTTCTCTCATTTTCAGTGCTTCCTCAAAAGGTATATAACGACCATTCTTTGCAAGTATAAACACTTTACTCATATCCATTTCTGTAAAATTGCAAGAAGTAGTATCATATCTATTACAAATACAATGTTGCTCTTTATCATATTCTTTTGGTGGCATCCATAGCGTATGGCACAGTTTACTCATCTCTGAGTCTTCCCCACCACCACATAAGACGCAACCACCCTTGCCTAGAAAGCACACCTGTTTAGTGTCTTCTTCTTTTTTATTGAAAGAAACTATAAGTTTTGTTGAACTATACAAGTCCGTAGTCTCATGAGGATAGAACGAGCGTTTTTTACCTTCTTTGTCTATGCCTTTAACGAGATAGTAGCCATTATCAATCTCGTCCATATAAGCATCATATAAAATTTCTCCTGTCTTTTTTACTTTTGCATACATATTCTTCTTAATTATCCCTCTCCCTTTTACAGGAGAGGGTGGGGGTTAGCTAATCTTCTACTTCAATGTACTTAACTGGATGGTATTTGTCTGCGAAACATGGCATTCCAATACACTCAAACTTACCATCATACACACATCCCTCACACATCAAAGTAGGGTCTGGAACTTCTTTAATCATATTAATTATATTTATGTCCTATAAGGACGGTTAGTTAATTATTTCACAAATTCTATCATATATTGTGCAAGTACAGAACCTACATAGCATAATGTCATAAGTATTGCTGCAACTGATGCAATTACAATATCCACTGTTCTCAACTTCGGTGCTTCTGACCAAAATATTGCACTAACTATCAAAAAGATAGTTCCTAAAATTGTTAATAATGCTACCATATTTCTATCTATTTATATCCTTTTCAGGATGGTTATTACTCTACTACTTTCTCTAGGGAAAAATAATCAATTCCCCAAGCTTGGTTTACGTCTTTGTAAGGTTCTCCGTTTTTCATTATTTTTCGGATAAAAAAATGAACCTTGATTTCATTCTTGCCAAGAGACATGGCACTTTTTAGACGTTCTATGATAAAGATATTGCCATTTTTATCTTTCACCTTGTCACCTTCTTGAAAAGGTAACAAACTAAGAAAGTCGTTCATTATACCATTCTGCTTTTTGCGAAGCTCTGATATTTGCGAATCCATTTTTTTTAAACAACCTTCTACATTTTGTAATTTGTTGTATAATTCTATTTCTGTCATATTCTATCTATTTATGCCTGAAGGCGGTTAGTTACTTTAAATAATTATTTTTAATTTTATCTGGTAATTCAAATTGAATTTGAAATGTTCTACGTATAGGATAGCCTTGATTTACATACGTCTTCCCAAGATAAGCAGTAGTTGCAATACTTGCATATCCTAGATTACCATTGCTCTCATAACAAGTTACATCACAATTATCATATACTGTGTCTATATCTGCTATGATTTTTCTAAGTTCTCCTAATTTCATATCTCTATACTTTTAAGTTAACAACTTATTCTTATAATTATTATACACATCACATGGAAGAGTACAATAACAATATCTCGAATCTGATTCTTGACACTCTTTATATTTATTAAAAGGACACTTTGCCATACCTACACCTCCATTTCTGAGTTAAGTTTCAATCCATAAAGAAGATGTTGAAGTTCGTGAACATACTTTATGTTTTTAAGTAAATCTTGATGAGCAAGACCAACAATCCATGTTTGACCTTCAACTCTTAAATTCAAGTATCTCCCTTCTCCTATCGCTTTATAAAACATATCTGTATATCTATTTTCTATCCATCCATTCTTAATTATAATATCTAGGGTGAAAGGAATACCTTCTATCACATTAACATTAACTTCTTGTAAGCTTTCGTTTTCATCATAGTAAGTTGCATAGTAACCATCACAATTGCTAATGATTCTAAGACTTCCATAGATATAAACCAAATCTCCTGGAATATATAACTTATTCATACGCTTTACTTTTTTAAACTAAGTTCTTTCTAGCCCAAGCTTCTGCCTTTGGCTTAGTCTTGAACTGTTTGTTTTTTACTTCATGCCAAACTCCATAAGGAGCGGTCTTATATTCGATGAGAAACAAACCTTTCTCAATTTTGACTATTCTATATTCAAAATACATACGCTTATATTTTTAAATTGCTATCTAATTGCAAGCCAAAAAGAATATGTTGGAGTTCATCTACACATTTTATCATAACAGTATCGTCTTTTCCGTCATTGAAAGATACTCCGCAAATTCCCAAGAAATTATTATATCGCAAAGTGAAAGGGTATTCTTGGTGTTTATACCACCTATGCCCAAAACATTCTCCTTCAGAGTGATAACATGTCCATCCATTCTTTTTAAGAAACTCTTCCCAAATATGAACGTGCATAATATCATTTTGACAAATTTTGCCCAAGCTTTGCCCATCAATAACTTTCAAGTCGTAAGAATAATCTATATTGAACGGATAGATGCTACAGACAATACAAATAAATCCGTGACTATAAACTATATCACCCACCATATAACGAGGTGGTTTCCTAAATTCTTTCTGTGCCATACGCTTTACTTTTCTAAAGATGAATATATTCATTTACTTCACACAGAACCTTTTCTAGCAGGTTCTTTAGAATCTTCAATTCATCATTCGAATATGTAGCTATTGGATAACCATCAAGGGTAATATTACCACAACTACGACTTAGCTTTAACGAGTGTTTATTTTCTTTCATATTTCTTTTTTGCTTCTTAACTTCTTTGAATATTACATGTTTTCCGTCTGAACGGTCTTCCGGTTCACACTGAAATCCATCGGCCCAATCATTATATGTCGGGTTATAACACGTATCATCATGGTCGAACAAACATCCATCGCAACCATTCTGCTCAACTGCTTCAAGAATAATAGTTACTCTCTGCCCTGCTTTAATCTCTTTCATAATCAAAACGCTATTCTAAAATCCTTACCTTTCAAAGTAGGTCTCTTTTTGAGAATGAACTTCTTTAAATATTCAAAGTCTATTGGAAAGAGCGCACAATATTTATACTTTAATGTGCAGATAAATCTTCCGTTGAGCATAACATCAAAAATAAAAGTCTTCATACTTACTCCTCCTTTTTAGTTTCATACTCCTGTTGTAACTTCTTGACCTCGTTCACGAACTTGCTGACATCAATATCACAATCAATTACCTCTTGATGGTTTTTGATAGCGTCTTCTATCAGATGGGTGCATTCTTCGGTAAAACCACAGATATGATCACCTTCGATGGTGTAGAGATACTTGTGGGTGTTATAGTAAGCACACTGACAGAGAGATAAGCCCTCTGAGCTGAGTCGGTCCCTAACATCGGGATTGTTGATGCGAAGGACCACCATCTTACCTTTACTAGAATAGTACTTGCGGTATTTGATGCGGTCTGCAACGATGATTGCTATAGCTACCAACCACAGGATAGCTAGCACTATGATACCATCTGTTTGAATTGTATTCATAACTTTCATTTTGTTTAATTGTTTATCTTAAATCTGTCATTCTTCCAGGATTTTGGATATTCAGTTCCTTATTGACATCGTGGAGGCTGACGGACGGCAATGTATGCGTATCGGGGTCTAAACCCTTCGACTTGCAGTAGTTTCGCCATGCCTCTATGCCATGAGGCTTCTTTGCATCCTCTATCGCTTTCAGGCGCTCTTCTTCTTTTCTGCGCTCGTCCTCTACCCTTCCACGCTCTAGCAAAAGTTCTTTTTCGTATGAATCAAGTGCTACCATTAAATCTTGTGGATTGATGGTAGTGGTAGTAGACTTGTCTTCATATTCATGCTTATACTGATACAGTTTTCCATACTTACCTTCCATTATTCGAATAAAGGCGTAGTCGAGTTCTGTCGTAGTCCAATAATAGTACTTTGTGCATAATCTCGTTGCAAGCATCTGTACCTGAAACTCCGTGACTATATCGAAGACTCCAAGAAAAGTGAAGAGTTCTATCAGTCTGCCCTTTACCCATCCGACGAGTGAGCGCAAGCCACCTTGCTTCTGTACGCTAAGCAAGGTGGTTGTACTTTTACATATAGCACTCGTAAAGGAAGCTGGTCGGACATAGTTCGGCTTATCCTTGATAATCGGAACCAAGGATTCTTGCGGCCTTTGCTGTGAGATTGATAGCTCGTTGTTGTTCATAATCTTGCTTTTGGATGATTTCGTCATTCCAGCACTCGCCATTAAGATAAGTGAGTGGGTCTTTTCTGTACACAGGGTCGGGCGTGGATGCTACGTAAAGGGGTGTGGCTTTCATACAAGCTACCTTATCATTTAAGCTTAGCTTCTTCCACTTAGCCTCAGCCTTCTTGCGGCCTCGTTTTTTATTGTAGGCATTCCACCATTCCTCAAAAGGCGGTTCGAAGACCAATATCTGTTTTTGCTCTTCTTCAACCTCCAAGTCTACCGTCTCCACTTCTGCATTATTGTCGAACAACTCAGAAGGCTTGTAATACTTACCCGTAAGCGCCCATCTTGCACCAGCTACAAAAGCATCTTGAAGAGGTTCGCTTTCCGAATATTTATTAGCCGCCGAATGGATTTCCTTTAACGTTTTCATAAGCTATATGATTTTGATGATTTATACCCAACCGGCACCCGAGTTCTCGAGTTCTCGCTTGCAATATTGCAAACCAACTTGGTCGTCGGGTTCCGGAATCATGATACTGCGGACATTAGCGTAATCTATCACGTTTCGGATAACGCTGCTAGCCTCTGCTGTATTGAGGGAAGTGAGAGGCTTGTATTTGCGGTTGCCTGTCTTGTCTACCTCATCGGTATAGAAGATGTAGCTGCAAACGTTGCGCTGAATATCACGAAGCGTTTCGTAGAAGGTCTGCCCAAGTTTTAGGGCGAGATAGCTAATCATGAAGTGAAGATAACAAGACTGCTTATCGGTCTGAATGGGGTGGAACTTCTTCAGTTCGATATTATACCCACATTCTTTGGCTTTCTGAACTTCCTTCACGATTCTCAGATAGTCGCGAGGATCATTAGGATTGTATACACTCATATTATTATAATTACATTAGATTGATTACTAAACCCTTGCAAGCATAGTCGGTTGGTACACCGAGGACCTGCTGGAATTTGTTTACGGCAACATCGGGGTTAAGATGGCGTGCTGAGCCATGAATGAGGACGATGCGCTTGGCGGTATTGGCTGCTTTGCATTCGTTGAGATACTCGATAGAGTGAGCCAGACTCATGTGGGAAAGACGGATGCGGTCGGCTTGGCTGACTATCGTCTTGCCTTCATTTACTGCTCTCTCCAGAAGAGAATCGTCATAGTTGCATTCTGCCAAGAAGTAGCGGCACCCTTGAACTACATTTTCCATATTGTAGCAATCGGTGAAGAACATCATGGTTCCCATTTCCGGATGATGAATGAGGAAAGAGAAGCAAGGAACATCGTGTTCTACCTTCATCGGGGTGATACTGAAAGCACCTAGATGATATGTCTGTTCTTTAATCATGCCTTTTACTCCCTTGCATTTCTCGGATAGCTCTTCGGTAGAGTAAGCATCGATTCCTGCTTTCAGAAAGTCTTTGGCATTTTTTGCATGATCGCCGTGGGAGTGACTGATAATCACTCCCACGCATTTTGATGTTTTGAGGTTTGCAACTTTCTTTACTTCCTGCAACGGACGACCTGCCTCTATACAGAGCTGTTGACCATTACTAGACTCCAGTACGTAGCTATTGCCTTGACTATTGCTATTGACTACTATCAGCTTCATACTTAACTCAAGCTAAACTTTTGAGCCTGTTGTGGCTGCTCATCATGTACTTCCTCGGCATTCACGACTTCACCGGTGTCATTACTGATTGTGATAACGTTCTTTGCCTCGGCAAACTCTTCATCACGCTGAACGATGGCAGAAGGAGCCTCATCAAGGTTCGTGATGTCATTTGATTCGATAGAGAGTTCTCCCCACTTCGACAGGAGTCTTCTGAGAACAGTCTTGATGGCCATACTTTCGAAGTTGGAATACCATCCTACGCCTTCGCCACTTCCGTTGGCAGCCTGCTTGAGAGCCATTTCCTTCAGCTTCTCAGCATCGACCTTTTCGCTAAACTTAACGGTAGGGCTATACTGCTTTGCGTACCGGCATACCTCATCAAGTGTCATATAGAGAAGTTTGGTAAGACCATCCTTCTTCTTGAAGTAGGCGAAGTAGCCGATTGGAGTATTTGAAATCTGAGCGCCCGAAAGGTCAAGCTTTCCTGTAACCTTGTCGTAATGGTTGAACTCACCTTCGTATACTACATCAGCGTTGATTGTCTCGTACTTGCCGGTGCGCATAGCCAACTGGAGATAACCCTTCGTACCGATAACGAGCGTAGGAGTCATTACTCCTTTGTTCTTGAACGGAAGGAGATATGCCTGTCCTAGCTGCTTATTGAGAGGCAAGCGAAGGGAGGCTGCTTTCAGAGCCTCAGCCATCAAATCATTCGGTTTGCACTGGAGCAACTTTTCATCGGATGAAAAGATTTCCATAAGTGAGGTGCAAAAAGCACCTTTATTCTCCTTAAGTGAACTCTGCAACAGGCTTTGGTAATAACTATTATTCATTACCGCCTGAAAATTCTTAACTGCTACTGCCTTCTGAGAAGGCTGTGCCTTTGCTACTGCTGTTTCTGCCATGATTACTTCTCCTCTTCTTTATGATTGATTAATACCTTAGCGATACCAGCCAAGGCTATTGTTCCCAAAGCAAGGTTGATTTCACCACTTTCCGGAAAAAGTTCTTTTGGATCAACCTCTACTCTATCGTGGTTATCTAACCACTCCTTTATCCGGCTCGAATCCGTTCCGTCCTTCATGCCTCCTCCTAACGCTAGAGTACCTTTGATAAGGTCTTTGTCAACCAACATTTCTAATTTTAAAGTTTCTGCCATGATTTTTATTTACTTATATGTTTGATTAATTCCTCTTTTGTCTTAAACACTTCGCTTTCTTTCCTTGTTGGGAAAACTGCGAACTTATACTGAATAGAGCAAGGTGCCTCGCCTATCTGCTGAAAGAATACGCCAACGATGTTTGCACGTCGGATTTTGTACCCATCGAGCAGATAGACTGCATCACCTATATCGAACTTCGTCTTGATTTGCATGATGCGTTTCAATCCATTGTGGCCAGAGCGAAATACTCAACCTTCAGTTTATCATCCTTTGATACTACAAGACGGATTTGCTGACCGCCTGTACAGAGCGGATGGTTAACACTTTCGCATTCGTCGAGCACGACAGGAACCGATACATCATAGAACTGACCGATAGTACGCGCGATGTCGATTCCGGCATTCACCTTTGCAGCACCATTGAGGCGGCTGTAAGGCACACCATTGTGATAACATTCGCAATAAGGCTTTTTCTCACCATCGAGTTTTGGAAGGAACAGACTCCATTTTACGAAACGGAAGTGCTGATTAACCTTATCTTCGAGAGCCTTGCAAGACAACTGATAGAACTCGTTTGTGATGTTGAGTTTATCATCAATATCATCAAGCTGCTCCTGGAAGATGGCTTTATCCTTCTGTGCTGCTTCGATATGAGCCATTGTATTATCGTAAGATGCTTTTGAGGCGAGGAGTTCGAGGACTTCATCGTATCTGTCAGCGAGCGGCTTTCGCTCTTCAGCGAGTGCTTGAAGTAACTTGTCGTTATCCTCGTTGTTATCTGATGGTTTGTCGAGTTCTGCCTGCAACTCGCCAATCTCTTTCAATACCTGCTGATACACTTGCTTGGAGGCAAGAATCTCCTCATAGGTGCTAGGAACATCTGCATCAACATCTGCCTTATGCTTTTCGGCATCATTGAGGGCTTGGTGAGCCTTGACGAGCTGGTTTGTGGTGGTCTGACGATCATCATTCAGTTTATCCAACTCTTTGTTGAGTTCGGTGTATGCGCTTTGGAGTTTGGCAAACTCATTGTTGAGTTCCTTCATATCATCTGCCTTGCGAGAGTTGAACCGGTTCTTAGATTCCTGTTTAAGGAGCTGAACATCACCTAGAGGGAGAGCCTGACCGCAATGAGGACAGAAACCTTCCTTATCATCCCATTCCCAAGTGCGCTTGGCAATCTCATCGCTACGCTTGTTCAAGTCGCCAACCTTCTTCTTGCACTCTTCAATCTGAGCATTTATCTGAACCTCGGTGGTAGGATAGCCACTCATGACTGCTTTGAGGTTATCAACCGTAGATTCTGCCTTATTGAAGGCTGCGTTGGCGTTGAGAACATCGCTCTGATGCTTGGTCATGCTATCGGTAGACTCCTTGTCTGCGCCCTGCTCCATCATTCGCTTGCGTTTTTCGGCAAACTCAATCTTCTTGCGGATTCCGTCAAGGCGAACTCTGTCTACACCACCGGTGCGAATCTGCTGAATCTTGTTGTCTATCTCCACCAGTTTTTCTTTCAGCTCAGCCTTTTCTTTTTCCATGGCCTCCCAATCCTGCTTTGGTGGAAGGGTCTTGTCGAGTTCGGCAAGTCTGATAGGGACCGCATCGAGTTCCTTCTGAACTTCTGTACGCTTGTGCTTGAGGTGGTGAAGGATGGCATCAATATCTTTCTGTTTGAGGAGTTCAACAAGATAATCATACTTCTCTTCGCCCTTCGTGATGTCTTCGACAGAAATGTCACCTGCCAACGACTGAAGGAATGCACGCTGATTCTGCCAAGTCATACCAAGAAACAGATTAGGACAGATGCACCACGAAAATGGGTCTTCTTGGAAGATTCCGTCAACTACGTTGCTGAAATCTCCGGCGGTAGTCAATTCTCCATCAACATAGTACTTGAAGGTGTTGGTGCATTTATCTCCTTTCCACTTGTCGGTCAGAACTCGCTTGAATGAGATTTCATCACCATCTACCAACATAACCAACTCGGATGAATGCTCTATCTCCTTGATAATATTGTGATTCTCATCGAAGGTTTTGATGTCGAGCTGCATGCCGTTGGTATCAGTACCGAATAATGTGTACATGATGGCGTTGCCGATAGTGCTCTTGCCTCTTCCGTTGTCTCCCGAGATAACGGTTAAGTCTTCTCCAAAATCGAAGACTCCGGCACTGATGCCGCAGAAATTTTGCAGTTTAAGTGTTTTGAATAGGATTTTCTTCATTTTTATCTTTGTTTAAAGTTTCTTCTTTTTCTCTCAGTTCCTTATCGTATTCCTCGAATGCTCTTGCAGTAGCGTAGGTAAACTGGTCGCTATTGCGCATGGCGTTCAAGATAAGGTTTTTGAGGTCTTCGGGCGATGCGTGCATGAATGCGTAGGCCTTCGGAATGGTTCTGTCACCCATGAGGACGATGCAACGGAAATGCTTTGCCTCATCCCCCATTTTATCAACAATATCAAGTACCTTCTTGATATGATTGAAGAAATTCTGTCTGATATTCTTTTTCATGATTTCGTTTTTTAAAAACCTGCCTATCCTCACGGACGAGCAGGAAAAATGATTTTAAAATTATGTAAAATAACGCTAAAAACTAATTCTTATCTGTTGATCCTAAACCGCTACGAGTGCCGGTTACCTTGCCAAGTTCCAAGTTAGTATCTGGAACGTAAGTGAAAGCACCCTGACAAATGCGTTGGGAATAAGGAATAACGAACTTGAAACCGAGCATACGCATGATGCGATGCTTTAGCCTCCATCTGCCCGACTTGACGATGGCATGGACTTCTTCGCCATAGCCGCAATCAATCAAACCAAGAATCACGTCAAGATTTGCTCTAACCTTGCCTAGATAGTCGCCATGTAGCAGCCAAGAAGGGAAATAGACCTCCAACAACATACCTTTGCCCGACATACCACTACATGGCTGAATCAGCATCTTCATATTTGAAGGAAGTTGTATCTTGAACCCGAGCGGAACGTAAAAGCGTTTGTTTGGAATTACTTCCGTGTCCTTGCTACAATGAAGGTCGTAAGCGGCATCCGTCTCATACGACTTCGTAGGGAAACACCCATGTGTTACCAATTCTACATTGATTTTTGTACCTGATTTACTCATATAATCTATTCTTATAAATGTTTATGTTCTAAAAGTTTGTCTACTTCCTTCTGATAAAAGGCTATCAACTGATTATACTCGAAGAGTGACCAGTTCTTGTTTTCAGTTCTTGCCCGAACCTCTATCAAGTCAACCCTCTGTTCGCCAATCTGCTTGATAAGCGCACGGCGATACATCTGAATATTGCCTTGATTGAAAATATTGCAAGCTACACATTGTGGCCGGCAGTTATCTTCGCTGAATCGGGTTGACATGTAACGCCTCGACATGTAATGACCGTTTTGAATTTCCTTCCAAGGGAAAACCTTGCCGCAACTGATACATCGGCAATAACCTTTATCATCAGAATATTTCAGTCGAATATATTTAGAGAAGACCGCATCTAGCTTATCTCTCAGCTTACTTTTGCTAAGTCCGGCTTTCGCCTTCTTCTTCTCTTGATCCTTCTTGGCTTTATCCCAAGGAGTCTTCTTTATAGGTGTCCTCTTGAGAGGAGTTTTCCTTTTTAAACCCATATTGCATGTAATTATCATTTGTAAAGTGTGAATACTCGCCCTCGGGCTTTCCGATGTCTGAGGACACATTTTTAATTTTCGAGTTGAGGATATTAATTTTCCTCAGCTTTGACTCGAAGATTCCCAAGGGTGCCCAAGGGTTTCTTTCGAGTTCTCTGTATATTTCGAGAACCTTTCTCCGGTACTTGTGGAGAGTAGGTTCGGATAAATCTATCATAAGCCATTGATTTTGAAGTTTAAGAAAAACCTGCCCATCCTCACGGACGAGCAGGAAGTTTAATTTAAAAGTTTTTCTTTGTACAATGAAGTCGCTGCCGCTGCAGCGAATAATCATACACAACAAACAAATACATTATAGTCCACCTGTAGGATTCGGACCCAACTTCCCGATTTGATAAGAATGTATTAAGGATTTACACAAAACAGTTTCGGGCGTGCTACCAGTTACACCATCGGTGGATAACGGCATCATGCGCTACCATGAATTTAAGAGCCATGCTCACCGCTTTAGCTACCAGTCATAAAGACTGATGCTCGGGGATGCGGACTTATTGAAATAATAATCGCGCATTCCCTTATAATGACTTAACACTATTCGACTTTACACTTTTCCAATATGTCAAAGAACTTATGTCCAAAAAGGGCAATGGGATTGTTCCGGAAACTGCTATATATAATAAGGTATAAAACTAAAGGTGCTGGTAGAATGCTCGACCACAACATTTCCTTCTGGTTCGTGGCGCATGAATTCAACGCAAACAACTTATATTGCCACTGGGTCTATACCGCTCCACACCTAACGATTTCAAGAAACATTATAATAACAATATCCAAAACTATTTTGGGGATTCGAGGCGAGTTGAACGCCTTTGCTCGGGTTTCCCCGCTCACTCCGAGTGAGCTAGCTCGATTCCCATGTATCACTCCTATGCTCACGCACAAGAGTGAATTGATAGTTTACAAATAAGTAAAAGAACCTTTCTTAAGCAATCGTTTAACTCTATGCTCACGCATATCCAATTTAAAACGCATTTTGTCTGAATAACTAATCTAAAAGTTCAACAGCCAAATATTTCACACATTTACACACTCACTAGTTGTGGCACCTTTACAGGCTCTGCTCCGAATCTATTTAGGGCACAGGAACGAATATCCTGAGCCTGTCGACTATTACTCCGGTAAGCTAGAGCATTGTGGACTGTACTCTTGCAACAACCAAAAATTTTCATGATTTTAGGAATTTTATCTTTATCAATCAGAATTTTTTCTATTTTTACTACCTTTTTCATATTATTTTTTGTATCTTTGCAACATAAATCTGTTTAGAACGAGTTTTAATCTCGTTTACGGACGCAAAGATACATGTTTGTAGGCGAATATCCAAATATGTAGACATTTATTTATAGTTAATTTACGTATTTACACATTTATAAACACTAGCAGTATGGAAGGATTAAGAGATAGAATCAACGAGATAAGAGACCATTACAGGCTGTCTAACAGAGGGTTTGCTGAAGCTATCGGGGCAAAACCTGCTGCTACGAACAACTATTTGAACGGCACAAAAGAGCCTTCAATGGAGTTTATAGACAGAATACTGACTACATACGTAGACATATCAGCAGATTGGCTACTTTGTGGCAGAGGCAGTATGTTTTACGATGCAGACAAGCAGACGGACGAAAAACTGCTGAAAGAACTAGCAGAAACAAAAGTAAAGTTGCTAGTACAGGAAGGAGTGGTTAAGGAGTTAAAGCAAATCATCAGCGAGAAGATTGCTGAAAGAGACAAAAGCCTTGTTGGCTGATACGATAAAGGGGAACCTTCTTTGCGAAGGCTCCCCTTATTGTT